TTACAGATATCTTTTGTTTTCAAGATATTGTTCGAATTGTTTACGTTTAATTAAACGTCTTGTTCCAATTTCAAGCACGAAATTTACAGTTGGATTATCTGCTAATTCCCGTAATTTTGCAGCTCCTATGTGAAAATAAACAGAAGCCTCATCAATAGTTAAGTTGGCTCGCTCCCAAATTGGAATCTGTGGTTTTTCTTTTTTCGTCATATGCGATAATCTCCAATCATTAAATAAGGATTTAATCTACTTTATTCTGCCCTTCAATATGTTCTACAAGTTCTTCGAAATATGGTACATTGTCTAACATCCACTGGCAGAAGATTCTCCAATCCTTTACTGGATGTGTCTTTCGTGAAAAATACATATTTAAAAGCACTTCGTAAGTAAGAGAAAGATTTGCTGTGATATTATATCCCATAGGTAGCATTTCAAGAATTGCATTCCAAATATTTTTATCCTTTGTTGCATTGTACTCATCTTTAAGTTCATTTAGTAACTGAATAGTATTTTCTGTATGTTGTTTAACTTTGTAACCAAGTGTGTTTTCAATGTCTGAAGTATTACTTTCATCATGGCTTGATAATGAGAATTTCTCAATTACAACATCAATACCTTCATGAGAAAAACTATCTAAGTCAAACTCTTTTTTATGAATTGTGTGCATCTTAGAGCAACTACATCTTGTTGTTCCAACTTTATATGTATCTGCCTGCGCCCACCATGTGTGATGAGATGTAATTCGTAATCCAACTGGCAGTGATCGTAAGGCTTTTCTGTGATCCTTTCCTGCTCTTGCAAGTCTTTTAAATAAACCTAAATCCTTCTCTCCCATACAAAAACATGGATGCCAGATTTCTACGTTTCTTTCTTTATCATATTCTGTTGTATGTCCAATGTAGCTATCACTTAAATGCCAACTATCGTATGCGTTTCTAGCTCCTTCAATAGCAAACATCCACTGATCTGGACTTGGGAATACTGGGTGTTCAATTTTAATCATATATAATTCCTCCTACTTTAAATATGAAGAGAATACCAATTTCTCTTTGTCTTTATCATCAACTGTTACATATCCGTGGACATTAGGCGGATGCCCTGACCAACTGATATAGATTTTATAGTAATATCTCGTACAATCAACATATTTACGTGTCACAATACAGACATATCCTTTATTCATGAAGTCTTCTAATACTGCAATACAAGAATCAAGTGACTTGTCAGTATCGCAAGACATTGATTGTGTCTTACGGTATGTTTCTGTTCTACCATTCATCTGTGCAGTTTCCCATATATCATTTACTAAGTCGTCATATAAGTCATCAAATATTTTACTTAATTGTGCATTAGACTGCTGCTGTGAATACTCTTTCATATCCACAGCATTGATTAATCCTTTTGTTTGTGCAAAATAATTCATTTATTTACCTGTACTTCCAATTCCGCCAGTTCTTTCCTCAGTAACTTCTTCTCTATCAGCAACCCCATAGAGAGTAAATACACCTTGACAAAACGCTTCTCCTTTTTTAATTTTTAATGTATTTGGACTACAATTCTTAATTTTTACAAAGATATGACCTTCGTTATCTGCAAAATAATAATCTTCATCAATAACGCCCGTTCCATTGCCAATCCATGCATCAGCTTTAATGCCAAGGCTACTTCTAATAAAAATAAACAATGTCCATCCTCTGAGGATCTTACATCTCATTCCTGTTGGAATAATGATTGCATCTCCTGATCTTACAACAAAATCCGCTGGTGCAATAAAGTCATGTCCTGCTGATCCCTTTGTTGCTCTGGCAGGATATTTTAAACTACCATAAATTGATTCTTCTGGATATTTGTGAAATTTCTCTTCCCAGTCCTGTATGAACTGGTCAAACGATACTTTCTCAAACTCTGCAACTTTCATTAATCCGCTTTCTGTTAATAATCCCATATATGTATTTCCTTTCCATTTTCTTTGTGCAATTTTCACAAAATTCAATATTTCGTTATCATGTTATGTAAACTATCGTTTACAAAGCATCAGAGGTAATCCGACTTCGTTATAATAAGAATCCTCAAAAGTCATTTCTGGTTCGTCTTTGTACTGTTCTTTTAATTTTTCAACCAACAGATCTTTCTGTTTTTTCACTTCATCTTCAGTGCCATGCACAATTAAAGTCACATTGCCGTCATATACACCGTCATTAAATGTTTCAACTTCAATCATGTATAACTGACGATCTGTGTTAAGACTTGACTTTTTAGCTGCCAGATATAGATAATCTTTTGGCAATTTATATTTCTTGAGTAGCTTGTCCACATCTTTAATGAAATCAAGTTTGTGTTTCACTTCTTTAATCTGCTTCTCTAAGTCTGTGTTTCCTACGTTTCTTTTATCGTTTTCAGTCATCATTACATTATTTGTACTCATAGTAAATTCTCCTTGCGTAGTTCATTTTCTGTGTATCGGCAATATTCATCCCATAATCCTTTAGCATGAATATAATTTTTGCCTTTCAATCCCATCTTCTTCTGTTCTGCTTTCAAGTCTTGGAATGTAAACTTGCGTGAGCATATCTTTTCTTTTAAGAATCTAGTTGCAATCTGCCCTACCTTATACATGTCCTCACGCTTCAAATTTGCAGTTAATTTCTTGTAGGTACTCAATTCATCATCTGGAATTTTATAAGGTGTTTTTGGCAAATTTTTCAGTGAAAAAGGTGAGATATATTTGCAAGTTCCATCATCACGGATTCTACTCTTCTGCGCCTTCAGCAACTCGGCAACAGTATCCAGATGTTTCACATCAAATCTAAACAACACTTCTTTATCAGTTTCTTCTATACAATAAGGAATATCTTCGTCTATCTCTCGAATTGCCTTTATAATGTTGTGCCCTCTTATTAATGAGGGGATATAAGCTACAAGGGTATATTCGCCTCTATGCTTGCCTTTGCCATAGTAATATATCTGATTACCAAATGAGCATTTTATGTACAAATCATCAAAGCTAGAATCAATAGATCCTTCATCAGTTCTAGGGAAATCATTGGTATCCATGTTATATGCTGCTACAACACGATACTTCCCAAAATATTCTTTACGCTGTAAGAAATTAGCCGTTGTAATTCACTCCTTATTTAGTTGATTTTGATTTAGTTGTCTTAGGTGTAATACCTGTTGGCGGTGCATCATTTGTCTTTTTGTATACGTCACGCACCATCTTCTGAATAGTTCGCAGACTCAAACCATATGAGAGCTGTAATTCAATAACCGCTTTGGAAAGCTGTTCCATTATTCTTCGTCCTCCTCGCCTGTAATAATGTCATCATTATCTTCATCAGACTTATCGTCTAATTTATCGATCTCATCATCAAGTTCTTCTCGTTCCTGTTCGAGAAATTCAATCTTTGCTTCATTATCATCAATCAGTTCTTGAAGCCTAGCAATGTCAAGCTTGCGAATAAGGAATCCGCCTGCAACCATAGCGCCAAGAAATGCGCCAATTGCAACAGTCCCAACATTGCAAAGTATAAACTGCCATAAATGTAATTTAATCATCTGTATCCTCCTCTTCATCATCTGGGTAATTTTGTAATTCGAACTCTTCCTCTAACTCAAACTGCTCAGAATCGTAATAACAAGGATTGTTTAACTGAGCGTCTGGGTGAGGTGGGTTATATTTAGGATTCATCGTCACATCCTCGATTTTCAAGGATTTCTGTGCGTACGTTTTCATCTTTCCTTTTTGACGCTATCAAGTCAGCGATATGCATATCCCATAAGTTATGGTATTTTTTTGCTCCAAATCGTTTAGCCCATTTTGTTTCTGTTTTAGTATTGTTGGGTTTCCACTGGAACGGCAGCATATGGTAGTTGATATAGAAAGCAATGTCTCCTATATTGTGATTCACAAATAAAGAATGCTGATTTGCAACCTCATAGACCAACATCATATATGCACCAATATTTTCATGTCCGTAATAATGCGCCACACCATTTTCGTCGAATGTTTGGGTGTATAATTTGCCCATATCATGATATTTAGTTGCTATAATCATTTCGTAGTCTTTATTTTTATGTAAGCCATGATTTTTTGCAAAATAGTAAGCATCTGTCATATGTTTACCAAGAGACTCTAAATGATATGGATTCTTCTGGTCGAAATCATTATATATTTCTGAAACCCATGTGCTTTCAAGTCTATAGTTATACTTGTCTTTATTGTGAATTTGATCAACAAATTTAATCTCATCCCAACCTTCTTCGGCAAATGGAATCTGAAACTTTCGTGCCTGTTTATCAATTACATAATCTGGTACTGGATGTTCTCTGTCAATGTTATCTCTTTTACATTCACCAATTGGTTTTACGATAACAACACAGATTTTCTCACAATCAATTCCTTTAATAATATTGAGAATGGCTCGTCTGGATTTCATAGTAATGTTCGTTGCTTCTGCAAATACGTCCATACCATTTTTAAGGTTACTTCGAATTAAATTATGGAATTTCTGAAATACAGCACCATTCATAGACTGATCTTCAACAGAACCACAAATTTCTTTTCTCAGATTGTCAGTAGACAAAATTACTGCATCACTCTTTTCTCTGACCTCTATCTGATCTTTTATATATTGTGACTTACCAGATGCTGATAAGCCACACAATAGTGTAAGTCTTGGTTTTCTTTCGCTCATAATTCTCCTTTCGTGTGATAAAATTCGAGTTTTATGTAAAAAATCAATCGTCAAAAATCCTTTATTTTACTGGTGTTTTAGCAGATACTCTCTGCTGACATTTTTGAAACTTTGCTGTCCGTCAAGACTTCTGTATACAAATCCTTCTCTTTTAACTTTTGGATTGATAATACTGAATCCATCAGCCTGAAGCTTAATCTCTTCCATTGTATCTGGCGTTTTGTAGTGTTCATTGATAATTGGCACATGTTCTAAGTTATTATCATCACAGAATTTTGCCATTTCCTGTGTACCTTTACGAATTCCTTCAACTACCAAATTGAATACGAATAAACGATTCTCTTTAAATTTGTAAGGATTTCCCTGTACACTACCTGTACCTTCACCCTGTAAAACAACACGGTCATAGTTATTTGCAATGGCATAATCAATTAAAATCTTTTCAATATTATATTTGTCGGCAAGTTCCCAGTAGATATTGGAGTCATGATAACATTCCTGATCTCTGTCAGCCTGTCGGACATTTCTACTACATACAACAAACTCGAATTTGTTTTTGCCACGTTTCATCCGATCAACGGCATATGTGCAAGATGTTCCATCAATTTTTTCTGTCTGAACCCACTCCTCATTAGACTCAAGATAGAATGGGCAATTTTCAATTCGGTTTTCATCTGTCTTCACAATCCATGATGGGAACTGTTTAGGATTATCTTTTTTCTTACCAAAGAACAAGAATAAAAGTTTCCTACCAATGTCGTATCTCATGATTTTTCTGATGATTGGTTTTGAGAAAAATTCTTTATGTCTTGCAGCCATAGCTTTATATTTAGCGTTTGGATCTACTTTATTCGATTTTCTCTTACGATCTTCTTCGGAAGAATATGTAATTCTTAATTCCTTTGTAACATCATCACCAAGTTTTCTGTCAGATAATTCTGGGAATAATGTAAGTGGTAATGCTAACCCTTGACTAAAACATTTAAATTTTCCGAGTTTCATTGTTTTGACCTTATAATGCTTCTTCTCTAGAAAAGCAAATCTCTCATCATCTGCTGGGCATTTGCTGTCAATTTCAACAAATACAGCTTTGTCCCCAACTTTAAATTCATCAATTTTTGCGATTAATACCCAACCAAGAACGCCAATTAGTTCGATATTATCTGCACCATCAATTGGTTTAATCCATGCAATTTCTTCAATATGTGCTAATGCTCTTTCTTTTGCCAAGTTTCTTATCTCTCCTTTTCTTATTTCAAAGTCAAATTTTATTCCTCTTGTTTCTTTTTGCTATAATCACAGTCAATCGTAAATTTAATCCGCTTGATTATAGGTAGACTCTCGTATTCAATAACGTCTCTTGTTATTGAACCGTTATACTTTTCAGAATCCTGTGTGTATGTTGACAACATATCTAACGTAACAGCTGCCATCTCCGCACATCTATGACAAACATCTACGTCAATAGACTCAATCATTGACTGATCAGGGCTATTGGCTCCAAGGCATTCAACTTTTGGTATTGTTAATTTATGATGTTTATCGGTACACTCTTTATGGCAGAAATCACAGTAATATTTTGTTTCTGTTTTCTTCATTTACTGTACCTCTTTATAATTAAGTATCATTGTATTATCTATATCTGGTCGAGTGACACAACATATCAACGGATCTTTCTTAAAAGCAGGATCAGATAAATCAATTTCTACGGTCTGTCTAATATCTACTCTACGCCTACATGCATTTGACAAAAATGTACACGTTTGAGCATTAATCCTAGCACACTTAGCACATAGATTTAATTCATGGATTGCTATCAAATTATCATCTGGATTTTCTGGAGCAAATCTGCTTGTATATCCATCTGTTTGTTTAAATGGTAAAGTAACGTCATAGTGTTCATCAGTACATTCATTGCCACAAAAGTCACAATAATATTCTTCAATCGTCTTTGCTGTCTTCACATTTTCTCCTTTCTGTGCTATAATAAATTTGCACATGAATCAAAAGTTATTTGAGAACGATGTAATTTTGTATACGAGATACCACTTTTAACTGAGGTGGTATCTTTTTTGTATACAAAACATTTATTTTATGAATCCTGTTTCACTGGAATCCATTCAGTAACTGGAACCATTTTCTCTACTTTCTTAACCTCATATGGCTGATCATCAATTCCATTTTCTTGATATTCTGTCAGCGCTTTAAACCAATCAATCGCAAAATACTTATCTCGAATTTTAATAATGCTTGTCATTGACTTAACCCATCTCAGGTCATCTCTTGAAATTTCATCCACATGCATGTCTCGATAATCATAAATTAGTTGTTCGATTTCGTCGGTATCAAGATGCTTACCTTCACTAATTCTGTCATAGACACTATCAAGAAAATCATCTTTCTGGCTTGTTTTATTTGTAATCATTCTTTCGTCTCTTTTTATCAAATAATTATGGTCGAGCCATTTCTTTAATTTATCATTTGCGTTCATGATTTTACTTTCTCTACTAATGCGTTTGATTTAAGTGTGCATACTGGGCAAACATAATTCTTGTCGCCGTTATAATCTACATCAATTGTTCCATCTGTATCAACGTAACAAACCATATAGTTAGACGTAGAATCAGGGGTTAATAACCAATGACAACCTGTTATATGCGCAATATAATCTCTATATAGCCTATATTCGTCTAAAGTAAGCAATGAAATTTTCTCGAATAACGTGCCATATGTTGTACCATCTAGCGCCATTAAATTTCTTTCTGTCAGCATTATTTTGCTTTCATCACAGAAATAATCTTCAATCTCAGATTTTAATGTGTTCTGTAAATTCAAACGCAGATTGCTATAACGCCAATTATTTGTACTCACATCGAATTCTGGAGCAACATCCATGAAATCTTTTGTGATTATAAAGCAACCATTAGATTTCTCACGATGTTCTAGTAGAATCCATTCTCTATCAGCAATTTTAAATACACTTCCTGGCTTTAATCTGCCTACTTCTACTTTTGAATTTACTTCGGTAAACCTCACAATATCATTTACATCATTTGAAGAATCATTTTCTTCCGATTTCATCATATCTTTATCTTCAATTACTTTTACGACCGCCTTGGCAATGTCATAAATATCTTCTTTATCTAATGTCAAGCTTTCTCTCCTTTACAAATTCTCTGTATTTCTTTGTATACTCATAAGAATCTTTAAAAATATTACAGATACCGTTATACATTCTTGGCTCAAATTGTTTTACAATATCAAGTTCGTTTTGATAATCTTTACAAAATGGACATCCGCAACAGCCTGTCCTTTTTAATCCATATCGTTCATAACAATCCGAATGTCTAATCTTAAAATATGCACAATATTCTGATTTGTCGCTATCCAAATACCAAAAGATTGGTCTGTATTGATCACACTGCCCGACTTTTTCATCAAAACAGCTTTTATATCTTGATGCCCTTACTCCGCCTTCGGCTTTCCGAACACCTATAATACTTAGATCGTATCCATTGTCTTTTATTGCTTTATGAGATACATCTTTCTTAGCATAGTTGCAACACTTCCCAGAAATCTTAAATTGCGGTGGGTTCTGGACTATAAATTCTTTTAAAAATCTGTTATAGTTAATGTTAAAACTACTCAATCTTTTGCCATTATTTAACGTACCGTGTGAATCACACCACCACATAAGAGCAGATTTGCACTTCGGATACTTCTGATATAAATCATCAAATGGTTTGTCTTCCCATTGGAATCCGTGGCTTTGCAATCTATACATCATTTCGCTGACATGCTTAGACATGAATGGTTGTCCATAAATCTTACATGATAATGGAATTGCTTTAATTGCTTTCTGTTGGATAATCTCAATATCATATTTATTTTCAAGATATTTAAGATGGTCTTTAGTTGCTTGATACTCTAAACCAGTGTCAAACCACATGTAATCAACCTTGTTATGTATATCACATTTCCAGATCATGTCTAACATTACATCACTGTCAGCTCCGCCAGAAATTGAGCATAAAATCTTTTTATAATCAGTTCTGTTTATAATTGACCATGCCCGAATCATGTTGTCACAAATTGTCTTGTTTGCAGGGCATGTATCTAATAATTCATCAATATTCTTAGGTTTCTTAACCAAATGTACTTCCTCACGAAAATTTATTTCGTTTTCCGTGAGGTAAAGCCATACTTGGTGAGTGTCTTTTTACACCACTATCACATTCCTTTTTCGATATAATCTAGCCAACGATCCGCTGAATTATATCTTCGTGGAAACCTTTATGTCCTAAAGGTAATTAGTACAGATGGTTGAAGTCTAACCAATCGGCAGCACAGCGTCTCCGATATATTGCATATCCAATATTTTGCAATCTTTCATTGGATGATCTGGATTCTCATTATTGTAATCTCTTACAAACATATCGAGCCAAAAATCAGAATATTCGTTATCATCTTTTGAGTTGAATACCGCATATCTGTATGCATTTTTATAGTTTCCCTTTGCTGTAAAATATGCTAGTTTGATTTGATATACTGGCAATTCTATTCTTGTTTTGATAAAGTTCTTTGGGTGTGTATCACGTAGTTTAGATCGTAATTCTTCATCAAAAATTTCAACTGTATCAATTCCTGTTCTGATAGCGCATTCGTCAAAAAATCGGTTAGGATGCACTGTTTTCACCACCTTTCTGATGTTTGACTTTACAATATAATTTTATGACCACACTGCGGACAGTGAATGAATTCCACATACCCACTACAATAGCTGTATCCGACAAGTTCAGATTTAATATCTGATTCATCAAATCTCAACACAGCGCCACATCCATTGCATTTAACTTTTCGTTTAGTGCCATCTTTTAAAATTTTAATCATTTTCATCTACCTCAACTTCTACTGGATGTTTGCACTGTGGACAGATTATATAGTTTGGTGGGTATACTGGTTTGAGAGTTCTGAAATCAATCGTTCGCTTTGGCTTATCTTTAATATCATTTTTCTCATAACTCAACTCTGCACCACAATTTTCACAAGTGCATTGTTTTCGTGTTCCTCTTTCTAAAATTTCAATCATTGGTCTCTCCTTTCCTTGATTTTCTTCATTTTTCTCAAATTTCCTAAAATCGCATCGACCAAAACCCTTGTAAAATAAGGGTTTTTTGACGGTCAATTTTGCAATAAAATATTTCTTTTATGTCATGTGACTATAACTATTTCAAGGATGTAAAAAATTGCTTATTATATCTTGATCCGCCATACAAAGGCACAAGCAATTACGCTAAAAGTTGTATGGATTATGATCATTTTTATGATTTTTGTCACGACATTGCGCAAAATAACCTTGTTATCATTAGCGAATACGATATGCCAAATGACGAATTTAAATGCATTTGGCAAAAAGAACGTACAGTGTGCCAAGATGCCAACCGAATAAATGGACAAAAGGCAACTGAAAAATTATTTATTCCCAATTTATGATTATTTACATAAAAGAAATATTCTTTAATGAAATCGCTTGTTTTCGTAAATTAATCACTCTCTCATAATACATATTTCTTTTTCCAGTCTTAACTTGTCCGAACCCGCCATTGAAGTATTTCCCTCCAAAGCTTGCACAGTATCCAATCAAAGCAGTGTATTCTTTAGAATATTTATCTCCTCCTGCTTTTCGATTTTCTCTAACTTCAACATAATGTTCCTTCGAACAAATTTCTGGAGCAATTGGAATCGTTGGATTTTCTTGAACGTATTTCAATAATGCAATCAATTCATCATTAATGTCTGCGCCAATTTTGTTTTTACATTGAATCTTATCAATAATATTGGCTCCGCCAACAAATGGCTCTATGTATGTTTCAATATTGTTATCATCAATATATTTCTGAATAATCGGTACAATATATTTTGCAATTCTATTTTTACTTCCTTGATATACTATTTGTCTTTACCAGAAAGCCCATATGGTTTACAGTAGCTACACTCTCGTTTTCCTTTCTGGTTTATTATTTAATTAAAGTCATCAATTAGCAAATTCTCACAACTCCAAATTCGTATAATCCTACATCATCCTCAAGTGCAATAGTGTCATGTTCTGTCGTAGTAATAAATTCATTATCTATGCCAACAACTGGCATATGATCTGGATATTTACCCAGCTTTTTCTTAAGCTGTCCAACTGTTATATAATTTGGTTCTTCCATTACAATCTCACAACTTTCTTATCTGCTAACTCTTTTACTCTATCAGTCAAAGTTACTGCCATCACATGTGTTCCCATATAAGCATCAAGAGCTTCGCCAATTAAATTGTATCCTTCATCAATAAGAACATGATCATAATTCATTCCACGCTTGTTCTTACATTCTTCTACGGTCATAGGTACTGGAATAATTAAGTCAAGATCGTTTGCTTTGTTTAATAATAGCTTGATCTGTGAATGATTTTTTACAATAATCGGATACTGTGTTGTAGCACTCGTATAGAGTAATTGTGTAGTTTTGCCCGTTGCTCTGTCTTTAATAATCAGTGTTGTTTGTTTATTTGTCATAGCTAATCTCCTTCTATATAAAATATCTCTGAAGTTCATCTTTGAATCTTAGTGGACTATCAACAATGAGCCGTGAATACTGAAACTGTCTTAAAAAATTCATAACAGTTCTAACATCTGCACCGCTTAAAGGAATAAATTTTACATATTCAGGTCTCCCAGCAATACATACAACTGCCCACGAATGCTCTGAATCATGAAATCCAACGTCAACTGCTACATCTGTAATCTGGTTGTACATCTTCTTCATTTCTTCATTCTGCTTTGTTGAAATCTGACACTGACGAGCTGCCTCATTGCAATTGTTTTTGGCAAATCTTAATGTAGTGTTACTTTCATCAATTTCATTTTTTAAGGCATCAATATCTGGTTGTATGATTTCTAGCAACCATTTTCGAATTTTCTCTTTTAATTTCTGGAACAATTAACTCTCCTTTTATATTTCACACGATCCATTTAATCCATATGGTTCATAACACAAGCCACTTACCCAAACCCAGTTATCGTCTTTGTATATGAGGAATTCAACTGTTTCAAAATCACAATAACTGTCACTATCTTTGTCTTCACGAACTGCATATACAGTGATTGGTTTCTTAGGTGTTGGAGACCTGCCAATTTCTTGTATTTTAAACATCTGAATCCTCCCATACTACATTGACATTGAACCCTAATTCCTTTAAAACATCTGTAAAATCATCAACATCTAATTTATGGTTTTCTAACTTAGTCCCATTGACTTCAATAGATTGCCAATCATCGGATTTAGTAATCGTAATTGTATTTGGTTCTTTTACTTCTTTTTCTTCTTTGTATTCCTCTTTATACATGTCAAAGTCTTCGCATAAAGCACACTCAAAAGAAGTATACTTATTCGCACAACTTTGGCACTGTAAATATAAATTGTCTAAATCTTTATTCTTTTCGCCCATATTCCTCCTCGCAAATATCTACTATATGTTCACAAAGTTCTTTCGGATACATTGATCTCAATGTTGCATCTTTTAATGCTTGAGTTCCGTATTTATTAGAACCTCTTGGAGCAGGTGGATGACACGCTGCACCATTCTTGCATGGCGGTTTAAATTTTGGATTTGGATGATTAGTCCAAATATCCGTAGGTTTCATTCTACGTGTTTTCCAAGGCTCGTTTTGCATATATTGGCAATATGTAATAGTATATCTTGGAATATCTTGCATGAATTCCATTTTCCGTAAACCTGCTCTTGGGTTCTCCCAAAAATAAAACTTTGGTTTTAATTCTTTAACTAATTCCTTGACGTGAACATTCATATCATCACAAAACCTAGCATAATCACTAACTGGATCAAGATTCCCTGTTTCTGAGTTCTTCTTTCTATGATGTGAAATTGCAGCAATACTATACGAAGTACAGTCTGTGCCAATCCATATCACGTCTGGATGTCCAAATCTTTCAAGAATATCTTGTGTTGTTACTTTGCTTATGTCCGTATGCCATGAACTAGGAAATTTTTCGTCCCAGTCAATTGTGTAACATTCATGCCCTCTTGCTCTAAAAGCATTACTGATACATTCTGTACCACTAAATAATTCTAAAACTTTTATAATCTCTTACCGCAATAGCGGTGATCACCTTTAACTCCAGAGACTATAATTCCTTTCATTAAATATGTTTTTTATGTAGATCTACTTATATTAAATAATCACCAATATTTTTATAGTCTTAAATCACATAAGACTACCAGAGACTTATAAATCCAATTAAATATGTTTTACGAAAATCGGTTATATGACAACAATTTTAGTTGTACCGATAAAAAACATATTTGGATCAGATTACTCCTCAAACTTTAAATTTTTAAAGAAATATGTAATGACATTGATATTCCAGCCATCACCAAGCACATTTGCTGCTTCATTTCTTGTCAAACATTGTGTATATCCTGATGGAACACATTGACATCTTTCTAATTCTTCTTGATTCATATATCTAACTCCATCAAAAGCGTGTCCCGTATAATCATCAAGTTCACTGGCTTTAATTTTTCTTTTACCACCAGACAATCTTATATATTCATCAACACATTTTTGATAATGTTCCTTGTTCTTAAAAATTAATGTAGTAAATCCAGTTGAATAATATCTGTGAAACATTTTGCAAGGAGTTGAGTGCGGTCTGCTATCAACAACAACCAAACATCTAGCTTTGTCTCGATTACTCCACCCATCAGTTAAAATGTCATTCAATGAAACGTCAATTGGCTCAATGTCCTTATTTACACTGATGTTTGTCCAATAATACCGTTTTCTTAAAGCAGGAGAAACTTTTTCTGCATTAATTAGATATGGTTCGACTTCCATTAATTCACTAATAAAATCTCTATCATCTTTCTTCATAGAAGCTACATTCTCCATAAAGAAATATTTTGGATTCACTTCTTTTAAAATTCGATAACACTGCTTGAATAATCCAGATTTCTCGTCATTATCTAACCCAATTCTTCTATCTGTCTTGCAAGCAATTGAGAATGTCTGGCAGGGGCTGCCAAACATCACAATATCAATGTCTGTTTTATAGTCACCAGATTCTGTGTAAAGCACTCCATTTTTATATGTAACTTTATTTACATCACCAATATGTATTGTTTCTGGATAATTTTCTTTTGTAACTTTGATTGCAATATCTTTAATCTCTGCTGCAAAGTATTTGTTAACTTTAATTCCTGCTTTATCCAAAGCAATATGTCCACAAGACATTCCGTCACATAGACTTAATACGTTTATACCTGAAGTTTTGTTTTTATCTACGTTTCAATTTCTGTAGGTAAAACAATATAAAAACAAATACATAAGAAAGGTTTTATCAAGTAATCCTAGGTAAAACGCAGTGCGCTGCCTTGTAAATACAAGGTTTAAATGACAGAAAATAAAAACAAAATTTTAAAGTCATCATATGGAAGAAATAAGACATGTCTAATCTATAGATATTTCTCCTCGAATAGTCATCAGAAATGTAACTAGAGATGTTACATTGTTATATATTTATTAGTATTACGGCAATTCCTAAAACAAAGAATCCCATTAAGTATGCCAATACTGCTGATTTAAACCAGAAAGAGATGTGCTTATCAATCTCTTTCTTATGTTTGAAGAATAAAATATTACATATAGTTGCTGAAATGACACACCAGCCAATCAGTATCCATTCAATTATGCTCAGTACCATAATTATTACTTTGAATATTCCTCTACACCAACCTTCCTTAATATTTAATCAAAAATAAAAATCCAATTGAAATATACATGAAGCTCAAATACCAAGGCTACTGTGGAAATACACTGCACAACGGCTCGATAGATTTGTTTTTCACACTCAGTTCAATTGCAAGGATCAGACACACTATAAAACCTATAAGTCCGATTGTTCCGAGTGTTAATGCCAACTTTTCACAAATATTTAAGATCAATGTCATCTGCATGATTTTTCTCCTACTCTTCTAAATCTGTATTTCTGTTCCACATCAGGATATTTCTCGTGATCAACTTCACTCAGAAACATATCAACAGGTCTAGCATAGATGTTAAAATCTCCATACATTGCCTGATAGATTACCAGTTTCTCATCTGTTTCTGTATGAGTTGCAAGGTCAATCACTCTATAGAAATGTCCTTTGAAATGTTTGTAAATATCATCTTTCTTTGGTAAATCTCTGTTACTCATGAATATCTCCTTTCTAAAGTGTCTCCCACCATAGATCGTGTACTTTCTTATAGCCACCTCGACTTGACACATCTAATACTCTGCGAACTTTCTTGTTAGACAGTCTCTTATGAAATCTGTAATCATCCCAATTGCTGATATATAACCTTTTATAATAAGGTTTCTTACGAGGTATTTCATAGAATCCACAATAATACTTGTCTACATATTGCACAGGTTCAGGATACCCACCGATATTTTTAAGTCTCGCTAACCTTTGATGATAACTCTTCCTACGATTTCTTTTCTTTAACATTGTCTTACGATTCTGCTGAAATTTTGTAGGAACATATTGTAAAAAGTCTTTATCCTGTAGACAATCTTTTGATTTTGGCATAATTAGTACACTCCTTTCTATAGTGGGATAAAAGTGGAATTTTATTGCTATATTTAATGTGAAAAATCCCTTATATTTCAACGATTTTCTTATGTTTATTTTAATAATTTTGACAAAAGTGTTTTATTTCACTCATTTTCATTGTGTTCTTCTGTCATGGACAGATTATCCGAAGTGCCTTTCCATAAGACCACCACATTTCTTTCTAATGATTTTTGTACATCAACCACTTTCTGATTTGTTGATCCTGCCCACGGATAAGACATGTCTTTCAATTCGTCTACATACTGTCCGTCTACGAGGACATCTATGTAAGGAAGAATCTCAAGTCTGCAATCGTACATAAGATGGTTTGTTCTACTTCTGCGAGAATATTCAGCTAAGTCCAAACCAATATCTTCTGCTTTATTCCCTGTATATAACCAGATTTTTTTGTCTGGCATAAACTCTTTGACAAATTTGCATATTGCAGAAACACCATCTCTATTTTCTTTTGCTAAAGGCTCACCGCCAAGAATACTTAACCTTGTATATTGGGGCTTTGATAACTGATGCAATAGTTCCTCAATTTCTTTAAAAGTTAATTTATTGCCGCCATTAAAATCCCACGTTTCTTTATTAAAACAATTCTTACAATGGAAGTGGCATCCTTGAACGAAGAGGGCTACGCCAAGCCCTTCTCCGTTGCTAATGTCCATTTTTCTTATTGAAGCGTATCTCATCTATTCAGCTCCTTATCATCTAAGTGGTAAACTCGATCATGGATATCCCCATATCTTCCCTGATTGCCTCCATTCTTAGAAGTCCCAATGTAACCACAGCATCTGAATGCAATATCCATAGTAGAACCATCTTCATTTCCGCACTGAGGACATCTCCATTTCAAAATCCCATCTTCGTCAACTAATGGAATATCGCCAGAGTATCCACATTTTTCACAATAACAGCTCTTTGTATTGATTTCTGCATACATAATATGATCGTACATATATTTAATTACTTCCAATAAAGCACTCACATTATGTTCCATATTAGGAGTTTCAATATAACTTATTGCTCCTCCTGGACTAAGTTTTTGGAATTTTGCTTCAATACGAAGTTTGTCAAAGGCGTCAATTTCTTCAAATACAGGAATATGATAGCTGTTTGTAATGTAATTTCTGTCCTTGCCGTCAATTTTTTCAAACACATCATTACCGAATCGTTTCTTTAAACATTTAGCAAACTTATACGTTGTAGACTCTAAAGGTGTACCATAAATACTGTAATCAATATTTTCTTCATTCTTCCACTTCTCACATTTATCATTCATTCGCTTCATGATTTCTAATCCAAATTTTTCACCAATTCCACCATCTGAATGAGAATGCCCAGTCATATATTTGACACATTCATATAATCCTGCATATCCTAATGAAATAGTTGAGTATCCATCAAATAATAACGGATCAATTACCTCATGTTTTTTTAATCTACTATACGCCCCATATTGCCAAAGAACAGGTGCGACATCCGACTTTGTTCCAAGAAGACGTTTATGTCTTTCTTTGAGTGCTTTATGACATAATTCTGTTCGTTCATCAAATAATGCCCAAAATTCATCCATGTTCTTTTTGGAAGATAATGCGATATCTGGAAGAGATAATGTAACGACCCCTTGGTTAAATCTGCCATAATATTTATGCTGCTTTGGATCATAATTTTTTGCGTGTGCGATATTGCCAATTCCTTTGTCTGTAAAACGATCAGGTGTTAAGAACGATCTGCATCCCATACAAGTATAGACGTCGCCTTTTAACTCTTTCATAACCTTTTCAGAGATATAATCTGGAACCAATCTTTTCGCAGAACATTTTGCTGCTAATTTTGTCAGATACCAATATTCTGTAGATTCGTCACAATTATCATCTTCCAGGACATAAATTAATTTTGGAAATGCTGGTGCAACAAATACACCATCTTCATTTTTAACTCCTTCATCTCTTTGTCTAATCATCTCTTCAATCAATAAAGCCAAATCTTTTTTCTCTTGCGGTGTTTTAGCTTCATTCAGATACATAAAAATGGAAATAAATGGGGATTGTCCGTTGGTCGTCATAAGCGTGATCAGCTGATACTGTATAATTTGTATACCTTTTTTGACTTCTTCATACAATCTATTGGCTACAATTTTTTCAATATGCTGTTCTTTATATGGAATATCAATATGCGCCCATTCTAATTCAACTTCAGATCTAATTTTCTTTCTACTCACATCTACAAATGGTGCTAAATGTGCTAAAGAAATACTCTGTCCGCCATACTGAGAACTAGCCACTTGTGCAATGCCTTGAGTCGTAATATTGCAAGCAGTTGAAAATGAATGTGGCTTTTCAATTAATACTTCGCTAATTACTGTGCCATTCTGAAGCATGTCTTCAATATTTAATAATCCACAATTATGCATTTTCTGTAAAAAATAATCTCTGTCATGAAAATGAATGATACCTTCCTTATGTGCTTGAACAATTTCTGGTGGAAGTAAATAGCGTTCTGTTGCATCTTCGCTAACGATACCAGCAATATAATCTCTTTTTGTTGGATTTAATACAGAGTTTTTATTTGCATTTTCATCTTTAATTTCTTCGTTGGCATCCTCAATAAGCCCAAGAACTTCGCTGTCAATAGAGTCATAATTCTCTCTCTGGAACTCACGAACACTACGATAACCTTCATAAGCTTTAGCAGTTAATTCCTGCCCTTTCTCAACAAGTTTTTTGAATACCATTGCTTCAATTGCAGAAATATCAATCTCTTCAGATAATTGTTTACAATCGTTCTCAATCTCTTCTGCGACCTGTCTAGCCACATCCTCTTTGATTAAACCAGATCCATTTTTCATTGCTTTCATAATCGCTGTGTAAATTTTGGTCTTGTCGAAATCTACAACAGTACAATCTCTTTTAATTACTTTCAATAAAAGACCTCCAATAAATTATGTAATAATATCATCATCTATATGTAACGCACCCGTCTCCTGCTTTCTTGCAGTTCAACGTATATCGTGCATCATTACCATCGCCATCAATCTTTTCGGTTGATACGCTCTCAATCATCATTGTCTTACCTGTTTCTACATCCTTAACAAGTACCTCTTTTTCTATGTGTAGTTTAGAAACTAAATTCCTAAGCTGATTAATTGTTCTGATCAACTTCCTTTGTTGTCGCTCCTTCCGTGTCTCTAATCTGTCTTTTGAATCTCTCTAATTCAGCCATAATATTCAAACAAGTCATAGACAAACTTCCTTCATTATTAATAACTGCATCACATAAATCATAAGCTTCTTCAAAAGCAGATTCGTCTTTTTTCATTCTTTCATCAATTGCATCACTTGTATCGCCACGATCTTTCATTCTCTGAATACGTGTAGAATTTGGAGTATCAATACATAATGCCAAGATATGTTTCTTATGATAATTTTCTTTTAACTGTTTTAATCCTGGAACATCAACTACATATACATCTGCATCATCACACTGACTTTCTGTAGCACAATACCAATTGCCAGTATAATGATTCTCTGCAACCTTGCCTGTAATTCTGGAATACTGGGCTAGATTTACATATGTATGATCATCAAGTTTATCTGCTCTCTTCTCTCTGGTTGTATATGATCGTAGATATTTCAGACCGTAAATGTCTTCCAGATACTTTGCTGAGACACTTTTGCCTGCTCCAGATCGTCCAACCAGAGCGATTAAAACATTACTTTTATCTCCTACCATCTCTATAAGTCCTTTTCTAATTTCTTGATTCTTCTATTGATTTTTGTTACGATTTTGCCGTTATCTTTGCCTCTAGCGATTAAGACGGCTTTTCTATCCTTTAATAAATTTAACTGATCTAATTTTGTCATATACTCATTTTCTCCTTAGGCTATATTTTAGTTTTCAGTTGCTGTTTCTGACGATTCCTCTACGACCTCAGCAGAATCATCATCTACATATTCAATATCTTCTTCTTTTACTTTTGTTGCAGGGTCGAGTCTTTCATAATCCTCTTCTGTGGCTGGCTCTGTTTTAACAGTTCCACATTTTTCGCAATAAGTTGTCCAATGATATCCATTCTCTTCATCATATGCAATTGTTTTTTCTGCCCACACATGATCACAGGTTTCATCTGCGTCATCTGGGTATTCTGGTTCTGTATAATCTGCATCGTCTGTATCGTCTGCGGTAGAATTTTCAGTATTTTTTTCTTCTTCTGTTGTTGCCGATACATCATTTGTTGTATCTTTAGAATCTTCTTTGACGGCATTTTTCTTATTATTTTTCTGCTCTGTTGTGTTCTTTGTAGTTTCTGTAGTTGACTTACCTTCTGTTGTTGCAGAAACCTGTTTATCAGTGTTATTATTTAGTGTATCTGCATAAATAGTATATGCTGAAACGCATCCTACTGCTGTTAACATTAATGCTCCAGCGATTAATAATTTTTTAATTCTCATAATATATTCTCCTTTTAATCTATCAATCCATGAACGATGTCACCACATAGAAGGCGATCGCCATTAATACAATTGTTACAATTACTACTACTCCAATTGGTATTACAATATTTGTTATTATCCAAAACGCAAATGCAAATACACCAACAGATATGAATGTTGCAAGAAACCAGATAATGGTCAGTACGATCATCGCCAAGAAAAATTTTAAGATTTTTCTTTATGATATTCAATCACCTACCTTATGGCATTTCATTGTAAATTTTGCTAACATCATCTAATAATTCTTTTGGCAAATATCTTTCTAAAAGCTCATTCGAATTATCAAGTGTTTTCTTATAGAAATCTTCTGCGATACCACCGCCAATAGCAGCAATCGTATCTGTGTCACATGGCAAAGACAATACATTTCTTAAGAATGATTCATAATCTTCGCTCTCTAAGAAACATCTGATTGCCACAGGAACACTATCTTGAACTGTCGCAGACCAAACATAATTCTTTCTATAATCATCGAGTGGTCGATCAACACCATATGTATATTGACTGGATGGATAACTTTTTAATGCATATTGATAAATTTCTTCTTTTGATTTACCCCATAGCGCCATAAAAGAACAGCCTGTTACAATCGATGCACCTTTGTAAGATTCTGAGTGGCGATGCGTTTTCTCACATGTCCATTGTGCTAAATCTATGTAATAACTCAATACGTCTGGACGATCAGCAAACCCATTAAAATACATTGTGATAGGCGAAATTCTCATGGCACATCCATTACCAAAGCTTTCATTAACACGACTACCATCATCGTGTAACCAGTCTTCGAACATTGCGCCATATCCCGTACCAGGATATTTCTTGCCATATTCTAAGTAGAACTCCCAAGGCTCTTTGATATGTTTGTGTTCATCGTCATCATCCAACAGCCACATTCCTGTTGCAATACTGAGAACTGTATCATCTGTAAATTTACATTTATCTGTAAACAATTCACAGTTCTTCCAATCTAAATCGTGAGGTCTGCGGAACTCATATTGAGAACCGCAAATATCTCCTAGAATCGCTCCAATTAAAGCCATTTAATCACCTACCTGTTAAAGATGTTTTCTAAAATTGTAAGAATTAGTGCGATAATCCATTTTGTTTTCGTTGGAACAATTAGCGGATTTACCGCAACAAAATGTAACAACCAAATAAACAGATTTACAATTGCAAAGTTGACAGCAATTACGACCATTAATCCTAAGATTGTTCCTAAGATTGTTCCTGCATGATATTTGTCTTCAACAAATAGTGAAGTTAATAATTTCTTCATCTGTTATTCCTTTCATCAAAGATTAATTTTATCTATTCTACGATCATCCAGTCTTCAGCCAACATATCTGTCTGACTTGCGAGCCAAGGAACTACATTCCCCTGTGCTGTTTTCATTGCAATATATGCTCCATATTCGACTAATCCGTCTTCATTTACAATGCTTTTAGCAATATCTGTGCATGGCGCATAAGCTCCTGCTGGAACATAATATAAAAACATACCTTTCCCATTCCAACCTTTTCTTGCTACTTTTCTTTCATCTTTCATTGCATCAATTGCTGTTCCAAAATCCATAATAAATTCTCCTTTACTCTTCTGTGTGACATGTATTTGTTAGTTTCTTATACACATCTTCATATAATTCCTGCTTATCGCCATTGTATGTATACTCTGCGTAGATACCATCACCGCTTACATACACTCTGAAAGTGATCCATTCCTGTAATAATCATTTTGTTTTCTTCTTTACTCTTTCTTCTAAATTTTTCTAAAAGCTAATCTACTTTGTCATTGCATATCTTGGCATCTGCTCTGTTGCAAAAATAGTAAATATCACAATCTGTACATCTCATTCTTAAAAACTCAACCGCCTCTTGCCGATTGAAATTTGTAACGTCAATAAGTTTACCTATCATGTCACGGCACCTTATTTACTCTCTGTAACTTTAAATGGAACAATTGATTCTGGAATATAGTTAACTTCATATTTATATTTGTTAACTTTAGCCCCACCTAAATCTTCGATTACATACATGCTATCTCGGTTCATGTGGACAATATGTTTCTTATATGAGCCATCTGCTGTTTCGACAATAAGTTTTACTTTCTTACTGCCTTCATCTTCTAAAGAAAATGCCCCGACAATTTCAAATTCAACTTTATCTGTTCGTGTATTAATTACAGCAAATCGTCTTAAGACATTAAAATTGTCTGCTTCTTTGGATACATTAGTTGATACCTTATCGGCTTCGGTACATCCTGTCACGATACCACCAATACCGAGACATCCAATTGCAGCAATAACCGCCATTCGTTTTTTAATGTTTAATTTCATATATTCAATTTTCTCCTTTTAAATCCTAGGGTGTTTAATCCCCTTTTGTTTTGACCAATCAATTTCTGAAGGTTCTACACCTGTCTGTTGTTTGTAAAATTCATAATCTTCTGTCCAAAACTCTGCATCTTGATCTTTAATGAAGTATCTTTCGTCAAAAACTAAATCTAACTCATCTGGAGTAGCAAGATATTTTACTTTACAACGTCTACCGTATTTGTATGTTTCTCCGTTGTAACTGATTGAACACGGTTCCCAAATGCGATATTCTACATAGTTGTCTTTTACAACCAGTTTTTCGATTTTGCTTTCTGGGATTCCCAGTCTAACAAAACATTCATAAATGGTTAGTTTATTCACTCGTATCTCCCTTCAGAATCTTGATCAGTTCATCTTCATCAATGATCGGAATACCAAATTGCTGTGCTTTTTTATTTTTACTGCTTGTAGAATTTACATCATTGTTTACAAGATAATTCGTATTTTTTGATACAGATCCTGCGACTTTGCCACCTCTGGACTCAATTTCATCCTTGATAGCATTACGATTGGCAAACTTGTTTACCTTACCTGTTACAACAAAAGTCATTCCTGTGAGATCAACCATTGATTCTTTTTTGCTTTCTGGCATCTCAAACTCAAGTTCTTCGGCTAATTTCTCAGCCATTTCAAGGTTTTCTTTGAAATAATCATCCATTGACAATGAAGTATTGATACCAATACCATCAATATGTCCAAAATATTTTCTCTGTTTGATTCTTTTAATAAATACATCGTATGGATTTTCATTATTCGATAGAGAAATCTTATCAATAAGCTTGCAAATATCCTTTGCCGTTGACTTCCCGACAAGTTCAATGCCAAGTGCTGTTACGAAATTAACCAGTTTGCATCTGCGACTTTCCTCGATACTATTTAATAAGGAAGAAACACTTTTTGCACCAAATCCATCAAGGTTCTTCATCTCAGATTTATGCTCTGCTAAATTATAAATATCTGTATAATCTTTCAGCCATCCAAGATCAATAAATCTTTTCAGTGTTGCCTCAGATAAACCTTGAATATTCATTGCATCTCTGGAAACAAAGTTCACAAATTTGCTTAATAGTTTTGCCTTGCAGTCAGGATTCATGCATTTCAGAACCTTACTGCCATTCTCGTTGATGATTTTTGCTTCGCCACCGCAGGTTGGACAAGTATCTGGAATCTTAAATGTATTGCTTCTTGTCAGATTATCGTGTACTTTTGGAATCACCATATTACTACGATAAACCTGAATCGTATCACCTGCACCAAGTTCCAACCCTTCAATGTAACTTACATTATGTAATGTAGCTCTTGTGGTTTCTGCGCCATCAAGATCAACTGGATCGAATACTGCAACTGGATTAATCAACCCTGTACGAGATGTATTCCATTCAATATCTCTGATTGTTGTTTTGTAGAGGTCATCTTTATATTTGTAGGCGATCAACGATAATGGATGATGCCCCGTCATTCCTAACGATTTACCATATTGATAATCGTTGTAGGAAATAATTAAACCATCAACAGGATATTTGTATTCTTCTGGCTGAAATGTTGCCATATACTCTTCAACATTATCTCGGTTAACGACCTGATGCTCTACTACATCAAACCCTTGTTCTGCAAGATATTTAAAGCTATCTGCAATGCTTGGCATTTCTGATTCAGGTGTGTCTCCAAGTTTGACTAATTCAAATACTTTGTAAGCCAACTTCCTGTCTTTTGCCACATTAGAGTCTAACTGTCTAACAGTACCTGCTGCTAAATTTCTTGCATTTTTGTATTTGCCATGTAATTTTTCATTAATCTTAGCAAAATCATCATATCCAATAACTGCTTCACCACGAATTTCAAGATAACGCTTTTCAGGGATTGACTGTGGAACATTTCGTACCATTTTCATCGTGTGAGTGACATCCTCACCGATTTCGCCATTTCCCCTTGTAATTGCTTGTTTTAAGCGTCCATTTTCGTATCTGAGAACAATACTGAGACCATCTTCTTTCCACGATAAAACACCAATTTTATCCGCAAGAAATTTTTTGACCTCATTGACATCCTTCGTCTTCTGAGCTGATAACATTGGGCGTGTATGCTTTACTTTAGCCAGAGAATCAATTATAAATCCTTGAACGTGGTGGATGGGCGAATTATTCAAAACAACGCCAGAATCTCTCTCAAGTCGTTCTAAAGCAGCGCATAAATCGTCAAATTCTTTATCTGAAATGATCGGATTATCCTCTGCATAGTACGCATATGAAGCATCATTGATTCTGTCAATCAAGACATTCATTTCTTTCACATATTCAGTTTTCATAATTTTTGGATTTTCCTTTTCTTGTTTATATTGTTTAGTTGATTATTTTAATTTGTGTTTCTATGTCTTTCAGTAACTGCCAATTACTTCACTACATATATTTTTCTGTGCTGTTGCACATTTACTGTTTCGGAATGTGTTGATTTAAATACGTCTACATGCATTCCTTTTACCTTGCCTCCACAATCTTCTGCCACAAAGATTGTATCGCCATATCCCTCAATCTTAACTTTTGTACCATAAGGGATAATGTTTGGATCAACCGCAATCGTATGATACGGTCGAGCAAATTTATGTCCTGCATGATTCCAAGAAATCTTAGATCCATATCCTTCAGAACACTCATAACATGGACAATATGCCGTGATTAAAAATGTTCCAAGTGAACTCTTTTCAAGTTCTCGCTTTCGCTTCAGCCGTTGTCGTTTAATTCGCAATCGTTTTTTTCGAAGTTTTTCTAATCGAATCTGCCTTGCTTTCTCTTCATCAGCTTTCTTACATTTCTGATAATGCTCATGAACATCTTTTAATTCAACGCTTTGACTGATCGGATTGTTTGAAATCACATCATCTTGTTTATTTTCTACAACAGTTGTCTCTGTTGGTGAGGTTGAAGCCTCTACCGAGGGTCGCTCCTCTGCTTTAACTGTGTGAGTCATAAAGCCCGAGCACATTGCTAAAAAACTAAACGAGACAACTTTCGTTAAAAATCTTTTTCTCATTTTCACATCTCCTTTCTTTAACATATTGGTATCTTACCATACTTTTTGCACCCTGTCAATAGGTGCAAGAAAGAAAGTTAATTTTTTAGGCTTAACCAAGTGCGCCTCTTATTATGATTTGTTACGATACATCTCTTAAAGGCTTCTGGCTCTGCAAGGAGTGCAAATCTTTTCTTAGCTCGTGTTAACATCGTATATAACATACAGTTATCAAGCAATTTGTAATGTGTGTTATCAATGATACCAATGACAGTTTGAGCAGCCGATCCTTGCAGCTTATGCGTTGTTAATGCGTATGCTAATTGCAATTGTCCCAACTGAGCAAAAGAATATTCAATCATCTTCTCTTCAATATTTGCATTCATAGATACCAAACATATTTCTTTTTCTTTATCAATCGCTGTAATATATCCGATATCGCCATTGAATACATCTCGCTCGTAGTCATTTGAAGTCTGTAATACCTTATCTCCTAAATAGTATTTACGATCTTTGAATTCAACAAATGGTTTATTACTATCAGCAAATAATTCTTTCTGCACTGCTTTATTTAATTCATCTGTGCTATTGGTACAATTACTTCTTCGTGGGGAAATAATCACAACATTATCAAGCCCTTCCTCTTTAACAGATTTAATATACTGCTTTACTGCCATGTTAAACAACGATTCTCTATTCTTCCTGAACAAATAGAACATATCATTTAGTTCACCATGAACAATTTTTAATTGTGGACTGTCCAATGGGTTGATCCCTCTACGAATCTTTCTTGCATCCGTTAAAATACCAGATTTTTCTGCTTGCCTCATCGGTTTGGTAAGCTGAACGCTATTCAAGCCTTTCTTTTTTAACAGATCCGAGAAAATATTACCAAATCCAATCGGTGGCAACTGCATATAGTCACCACAAAAAATTAATCGTGTTCCTGGTCGAATTGCCAATAAAAAATTATAGAAAAGGCTCGCATTTGTCATACTGCTTTCATCCATGATCACAACATCAGCAGGTAATGGGTTATCTTGATTGTAGCAAAAACTATCAATACCTTCTGCCACAAGTAATCTATGAATAGTCCGTGAGTCCAAACCTGTTGCTTCTTTAATTCTCTGGGCTGCTTTTGCAGATAACGCACACGCAACAATGCTATTATTTCTTTTTTGGTAGCATTTAATAATTGGTTTCAGAATTGTTGTTTTACCAGTTCCAGCTTCTCCAGAAATAAACACAACTTGGCAATTTAACGCTTTGTTAACTCCTGTAATTTGCTCTTCTGAAAACATAAATCCTTCTTCATCTTCAACCTCAGAAATCGTCTGGCTAATCTCATTATCTGTTATTGGTTCGTAATCTGTCGTATCCCCAAATGAATATTTCTCCATATCTTTAATTAATTCGTAAATATCCATTTCAATTTTATGATACGATTTCAGACCAATTTTATCTCCAGATGTATATAAATAATTTGGTATTTTTTTATCTGATTCTTCATCAAGCCATTCATCAAATATAGGTAAGCATTCAGATGCCGCATTACTAATATCGCATCTTAAATTTTTGATATATACATATGTATGTCCATCATTATCACCAACTTGATGCAAGTCGTAGGAAATAAATGCATTTAACCGTTGATTTGAGCATCGCAATTCTGGTTTTAATTTGAGCGCAATATCGTCAACTCGTTTAAATCCCATGCCCTTTACTCTAGTGAGTATATATGGATTTTGTTCAATCTGTTTTTTTAAGACACTTGGATTAGGTTCAGATTTCAACAATCTTTCAATCGTTGGTAATGTAACTCCATATGGCTGCAACATTACAACAATGTCAGAGATCACATAATTTTTAATAATTTTATCTCTAAGTTTCTTCCAAGTCTTGTCTCCCAATCCTTTGATTTCTGAATGGTCAATCATTTCTAACTGACCATTCATTACATCTTCAACAACATTAGGATATTTCGCAATTAACTGATCTGCGATCGTTGCGTTCGTCTGTGTTTTTAAAAATACCTTTTGGGCTTCAAAAGTTTTAGGAACTTCAGCAACTATAGAAAGTGGTTTATATTGGTATTCATTGTATTTCTTAGAATATGTCATATTGGCTTTAACCTTATATTTCGTTCCCAAATACAACTCCTGCATGTTACCAACCAATTTGCCACATTTATTCATTTTTTTATCGGATAAGTCATCAAAATCATTATTGTTATATGGTTTGCATTCTGGTAAATCTTCTGCCGTACAGAATGTGTAAATCCCAAATAAAGATTCTTCATTATAATAAATCTGATATAATGGGACAATCTCAAACTCATATTCTTTTGTACTATCCACCACTTTAGGCGACAACCCCCTTCACTTTCTTAATATCTTCTAGCCATTGTTTATATGGTTTAATTTTTTTTGCGATAACCTTCTCATCTGAATCTTTTCTACACAACATAGCAATCTGATTCCCTTTTACGATTAAGTCTTCATATTCTTTCAATTGCGAATGCCAGACGATTGCCTCAGTCAATCCAAAACTAGAATATAAATTCACATATGCAAATGTCTGTTTATTTTTGTCTTTCTTTTTATCAACTTTGGCGATCACTGCAACTACAGTACAATCATCTCCATTTTCAACATCTTGAAATTGTTTTGACATGTACTTGTATGCCTGATCAAATGGGTTATCGTTGATAAAGATTTGCAATGCTTCAAATTCCCAAAAATCTTCATTCTCAAGATATTTTTGATTCTGTGCGATAAATTTCTGAAATCGTTCTTTTTCCTTATCTTTATACAATTCATACCTTTTATCGTTGTAAGCTTTTAATATTGCATCTTTGTCGTAATCATATTTCTTCTCACCTATACGGTAATATTCAGCGTCAATATCCCATTTAATAAGTAACTGTTTGTAACTCGGTGCTTTTGCAACTGGCTTGAATGTTGTTGGCTGATACATAGATTTCAAATACTGAATTAAAGTTTTACGTTTATTCTTTGTCGGAATTGCACCTGCCTTAATCAACTGAATAACCTGTGATTTACTTGGATTAATACGTTTGCAAAAGTTTTCAAACCCTATGAATTTACCATTTTCATCACGGTCTTCAAGAATTACCTTTGCAATTTTTTCTCCAATACCACTGATAGCCGATAATCCAAACAATATATACACATCATCAATACTGAAATTCATCATTGATTTATTTAAGTTTGGTGGTAACACTTGAATCTTAAACGCCTTGGCATCAAGAATATATTTATTTACCATTCCTGCCTTATCTTTATTGCGATTCAATAATGCCTTAAAGAAGCATAATGCGTGATGCTTCTTCAAAAACGCTGTTTGTAAGCATAATACAGCATAGGAGTACGCATGACTTTTATTGAATAAGTATCCCCCTTTTTGGGATAACGTCTCGCTAATCTGTTTTGCAATTTCTTCAGGATATCCATTCTCAATAATCTCGTAATAAAGCTTTTTAGATTCAGACTTCACAAGTTCAATATTCTTTTTACCAATCGCCTTACGGAATAAGTCGGCTCCTCCATAACTTCGACCACCAAATTTACGAACAATATCAAGTAATTGCTCCTGGTAAATCATACATCCATACGTTTCCTTTAAGATTGGCTCCATATCTGGATGGATATATGTAATTTTCTCTGGATGATGCTTGTACTCAATGAATTCTTCTAAAACATCCATTGCATCTGGTCTGTACAATGCCAATACAGCAGCTAATTCTTCCATGTTTGAGACTTGTAACCTAATCAACAAGTCCTTCATACCAGCACTTTCAACTTGGAAAACACCATTAGTCATTGCACTACGCAATAATTCATATGATCCTTTGTCCATTTCAAATTTTGGATTGTTAATATTTACATCAAACTCAGTTAACCCTGCGTCAATTTCAGCTTCTTTTACAGTGTTTAATGTGGCAACACCTAGAATATCAAATTTAATAATTCCAATTTCTTCAACGATACGTTTATCTACTTGAATGACGTGCTCTCCGTCAGTTCCAAGTTTCATTGCCATATAATCGCTAATATCTGTATCTACAATCCCCACACCACCTGCATGAGAAGATACTGTTTTTACTCTACCTGCAAGATGAGATGCAACGTCAAAAAGCTCTTCATATCTTGGGTTCTCTGCTAAATCTCTGTTATTCCATAAAGATTCTTCAATCGTGTCATATACAAATTTTTTACTTAATTTATCCATCTCGTGATAATTGAACCCTAAGACCTTGCCAACATCTTTGATTGCCACAATTGGAGTAATAAAACTGAAATTGATAATCTGGCATACCCTGTTTTCGCCATACTTATCGATCAAATATTGGATAATCTCATCTCGTGTGCCAACATCTGTATCTGTATCTGGCATTGAAATTCGCTCTGGATTCAAAAATCTTTCAAAAATCAGTCCATATTTGATAGGATCTAAGTCTGTAATTGTAATCGTGTAACACACTAAGCTACCTGCGCAACTACCTCGACCAGCACCAATTGGAATACCATTTTCTCTTGCGAAGTTGATAAAATCCCAAACAATCAAGAAGTATCCATCGAATCCCATTGAATGAATAATATCTAATTCGTAATCAATTCTTTCTTTTCTAAGTTTCTGCTCATCTTCTGGTAATTTATCGAATCCTCGTTTTACCCACCCTGTATCAATCAGATACTTTAAATAAGAATAATTATCTTCAAATCCTTCTGGTAATGGGAAAGATGGTAACTGAGGTGCTTGAAATGGCATGTGAATTTCATCAATTAAATCTGCAATCCTATCAGTTTCTTCAAGCCCTTTGGTCACTGCGTCTTCTCCAATTTGACTATCCATAATTGCATGAATTTCATCGTCAGATTGTAAATAACATCCTTCATAAATTTCTGCTGCGGTTTCAGTATCGTGAGCAAGCTTTACATGCCAGTTCTGATAATACAGATCTTCTTTTCTAGCAGCATGACTATCAGTTGTGATAATGTATGGTGTATTAGTGTCTACTGAAAGCTGTAAGATTTTCTGATTATATACCATTTGATCCTGATGTGAATGTGACTGCATTTCTAAATAAAAATGTGGAAAAATCTCTTTATATTCACGAACATATTCAACACATTTCTGATAATCTGGCTCTCTGGCAAGTTTAGATGCTAAACAAGCACTACTCACAACCAGATCCTTAGCATATGGTTTCAACGCATTCAGATCAATTCGTGGCTTGTAGTAAAATCCATGAAAATTTGAATCAGTTACCAATTGATTAATTGCTTTTCTACCATTCTCATTCTTTGCCAATACAATTAAATGGAAATATTTGCTATCCTTATTCTGCTCTGTCATATCAAAACATTCATAGAATTCAACTCCAAAAATCAGTTTTATATTCGGATATTTTTCATGAAGTTTGTCATAATAACACCAACTATACTCATTTCCATGTTCTGTGATAGCCAGTGCTTTTAGTCCTATCTCTTCTGCTCTTTGTAAGTTTTCTTCAGGTAATGCATATCCATCTAACAATGAATAATGCGAATGTGTATGTAATGAACTGCTCACTAACTTTCACCTCAATCCCAAATATCTTCGTCTAATTCTTCATCTGTTGTGATGCTCAGAACATTAATATCATCAACCGCAATTTGATATTGTCTAATTCCGTTAAAGATATTAGTCTGTGCAGTTCCTACTAATTCAAATGCAACTGTACCTTCGTCAGAAAAATCGTTTATAATCCAATCATAAATCTTATTTTTTTCATCACATCTAAACATCACGCATGGAATATCATTAATCTTGAATTGCATTGTATCCATTTTTTTACCAACAACATTAATCTCTTCCTTATTTAATGTAATATTCTTGACAGCAATCATCGGATCATCAATACCCTGCCCACGAATATCATCTAATTTAGACATTTCCTGTAGTAGTTCAAAATCTAATCTGCAAGCATCTACAATGAAATCAACTCTATAAGTTGCATCATATTTAATATCTTTCAGCTTGTCGTTTAATTCTGTGATTGCTTTAGAGATATTATCTGTCGAACATCCAAATGCATTGGCGTGACCTTTTGCCCATAAAAATGAATTTGTTTCGGATATCACATCTTTCAAACTATCAATCGGGCTATGGTCTACATTCCTTGCACTACCACTCATTTCTACTAATCCTGTTTCTGGATTAATATGTTTTCGTAATAACAAGCATGGTCTGTTCATATCTTCAGCAATCTTAATAGCAACCAATCCTGTCAAACTGCTATCTAATGTTTCTGTAACATCAAGAATAGTAATCTTACTATCTTTATCTTTTTCTGCCTCTTTCATAATAATCGGAACCATCTTTTTCTTTTGACGATCCTGTTTGCCTTTAGCATTTTTGCATAATCGAGCAGCACGATCGTAAATATTCTCTTTGATTACTTCCGCAGGGTTGTTTTTTGTTGCTCTTTTCTTATAGTCAAATACCTCATAGTCTTCAATAAATGCTCTAAAAACTAATTCTTTATCTTTCAAAGAACCAAATCGTACCATACCATTGATAATTGGAACGATATACCACTGAACATTATGAATATTAACAATACTATGCATTGAATAATCTTGTGCATTGATCAGCGCTTTGAAGCATTCATTCTGAATATTCTGTATTCCTTTATTGACTAAACGACGTGTTTCAAAGGATCTCATATCCATCACATCACCAATATTGGCTAATGCACATAAATCTAAATAATCATCTGCATAATTAATCCATAATTCATCATCTATTGCCTGTAAAAATCTATAGACAATCCCAGCCCCACATAAGTCTTTATTTCTATATCGTGGACTACACTGATTATTTACAATTACAACTTCCTCTGGCATTATTTCTTCAGATTCTTCTTTTTCATGGTGATCAAGAATTACAATCTGTACGCCACGATTTACAAGTTCAGTACACTGTGTTACATCGTTGGTGCCTGCATCTGGAATTATTAAAAGTTTTACGTCTTCAGGTATAGTAATATCTTCACTTAATCCGTGAGCTTTTGCTTTTTTATGCAATAAGTAACAAATGCTACTCTTACCATCATAAAGTTCATTATTAATGCGATTTAAGTACATATATGCCATCGAAGCCGAGCAAAATCCGTCTACGTCCTCGTCAATTAAAATACCGATTTTATGTCCATTTTCAAGTGCAAAAGTCGTTGTATTTACTGCGTTTTTGATACCCTCTAAATCGGCATAATCTTGAATTACGCTATCATCGAGGTTCAAATACGTTTCATAATCATCAATCCCTCTATTTCTTAAAATTTCTGGCACAACATTAGAGGTATCATTCGTGCCACCTTCATATAATTTGTATTTTATATGTATAACCTGCCTGTTCTTATTTAAGTGTATACAAATAGTTATTTAACAATAGTTCCCATTTTTTAGGATCATCAGTAGGTGATTCTTTTTCATTAAGGATTCCTTCTTTTGAGTTATCCATAATGTATGAAATCGGAACTCCATCAATAAAACGATCGCCAAGCTTTTGAATCTCTTCTAATTCAACATCTTTGTCAAAAATAAATACTACTTCAACTCCGAGTCTTGTTAACATGTCAATTTGCTGTCTTGAAACTTGCTTGCCGCCAGTTGCCACAACATTTTGATATCCATATGACCATAGCTGCATGACAGCTTTTTCTGCTTCTGCAACATATACTCTTCCAACCCTTTCTATATAAGGTAGAGTTTTATTCAATCCGTATAAGATTCTTTGTCTAGCGCATGGCTCAATATATAAATATTTCAAATCATGTTTATCTAACTTTTTCTTGAACAATCGTCCTTTAACACCTACCAAATCACCAATTTCAGAAAAAATAGGTATTGTAATTCTGTTTGTATCTTCGTCATAGCCAATATTAAATTCTTTCTGTGTTAAATAAGTAATATGATCTTCATAAAACAGATCATTAACATAGTCCTTATAATAAGAAAGAATTCGTTTTGAAATTGGTTTGACTGGTTTATCTTCTTCGGTTTCTATATTTTCTTTCATGTCATGAATCAATTGAGTGATCTGCAAACTTTCTGGCAGTTGCTCATTAAAATCATGATAATAATCTATGCCGATCAAATTGGCTAGATATTTTAAACCGTCTGGGAAAGACAGACTTTTTGTAAAGCATACCAAGTCAATTAAATCTGTCTGTCTTTCTTTTGCTGTCATTTTTCTTGTATAATTTGTGCAATTTAGGTTTTCGTTGTTATATGTAATAACTGCGGATTCATTATCCCCATCTTTATTTGCACAGCTCCAATATCCAGACGAATGATATTTAATATGATGACAGCCTATATCTTTCAGAATATTTTCTACATAATTATTATCGTATATATATTCTTTTAGCTGTGCTACATCCATAACCTACGCTCCGTTTTTCTCTCGTTTTATGACATATCCTATTTCGTCCCAAGTATTTAAATCCAAATTGATTTCAAAAATTGGAATAACATTCTTGTTACCGCCTCGGTTTTTATCAACCTTAATACAGAAATATGTCTTGTCCTTTTTTAAATCGTGCGCCTGTGGCTCTCCCCAATCACTAATTGATATATACTGATATTTGTAATATTCGTCAGGATGTAATCTTTTACCAAGCATTAAGATGTCAGCAACGTGCTTAATCTGTTTTGCATTGGCAATATTATTACTACTTAACTGGAATATATCTGTATACACTGTATCATCAGTTAACTGGAATACAGAGAAACAAAACATATGGATTTCTTTCATAAGCTCTTTAATTTTTGTGGCTGTCTGTTTCACCGTTTGCCAATCATCAATACGATAACCTTTTAATGTGTCATAACCACAATATTTCACATCATATAACATACGATGTTTTCTAAATTCAAACTCTAATGCCGAATCTGAGTAATCAGAGCCAACATCTTTGAAATATAATTTCCCTTGACGTTTCTGATCAACCCATTTTGCAACTTGCATAACTTTCTGAAACTCATCTGACGTAGTAGCTACTCTATGTTTGTATTCCTCTTCTGTTTCAATAAAGTCTCCATTTTCATTTGTTTTTCTTTCAATCACATTGCCATTGTTATCTCTGTAAATACCAAGAACTATTTCTTCTTCTGGCTTTTCAATATCAATCCCATGAAGCTCTTTGAAACATTTGTTGTTGATCACTGTAACGACTAAGCAATTTCGTAAATCGTCTTCATCCATCTCATTACTGAGTAATAAAAATTTCTCGTCCATTGCCAATACGATATATGCAATCAACAACATCATATTTCTTGATTTTCCTTCATTACTTAAGAATCCATTAAAAATTACCTTTCCAAGACGACACCCTCTGAACATCTTATTGAGAATCGCCCAAGGTAACGGAATCCCCAAATCTGGTTTTGATAAAAATGATTCAACCTGTGATTCAACACCACTATTCAATAAGACAGAATCTTCGCCTGCGCTAATAACAGTGTTAATTTTATCCGCCTGAGATCGAATCACTCTATAAATATCTTTTGCTTCCCATTTTTCAAATAACCTATGGTTTAAAATTCGTTGAACAGGATATCCATTTCTGTCATACTCTCTTACAAGAGAATATTTCTTAACGAGATTATAATATTTTTTAAAATCATCACAATCTGCAACCTGCATCCATGATGAAATCGTCTTCCACCCTTTGTATCTTTTGTATGTCCTAAGTCTTTCATCTGATTGACTCATGAACATATTTACCTTGTCTTCCTCAATCGTTTGAGTAAATGTTTTGTACATAATCTCAAACATATCATAGAAAAATTTACATGCCTCATCACTGAAATCATACTGACTTCTCATATATCCACCATAAGAAACATATAAATCTGGTTGTTTATACAAAGCACCGATAAACATCATTTCACTCTGAATGTTAGTTACACTTTTACGTTCTACTGTTTCTTCTGTCAATCAAGTCCCTCACCAAAAATATCACTTAAAATGTCATCCATGTTATCGTCTTGTGTGGCTGTTACTACAGTTTTTTGAGTTGTGATATTATTTGTTTCAACAAAAGATTTTGCAAATTTTTCATTATTCTTTTTGTCTACTTCATTTAATTTCTGTTTCTCTTTCCATCGTAAATAACTATCATACTTTCCTACTAAAACTGCCAAATCATAATTAACCTGGTGTGTTGGATTATCTTCATCCATCGTTCCTTTTTGTATCAAAAATGTTCGATTTTTCTTAAGATATTTCATTTGACGCTTCCACATATCTAAAAGATCACTTGGTGGAATTGGTTTCGCCAAACCACGATATGTACCTTTATAAATACTTTTCAATTTTGTAAAAACATATGCTGGTACAGAACCAATGTAGTTATAATTATCAAGAATAAACCGATATACTTTGTCTTCTAACAATCTTGGTTCAAGTAACACTCGTGCTTTCTGATTATATTCATCAATCTTAGACAATGCAGATAACCATTTGTCATGTTTAGTATTTTTGGATAATAATTTTGCTTCACACATTTTGCGGAAACATTCTTTGTGATAATAACTATTGTCATATTTAACAATCTCTTGCACTTTATCTAAATCAAGTTCAATTACTTCTTTACAATAAGCGCATTTTACTGTTAAAACATCTGCCATACTACAGTTACTCCTCGTCCAATATCAAAGGATTAGGTAGCCAAAATGGCTACCAAATAAACCCTTTTGTAATTTCACCTTATCCTTCCTGATCTTCTTTGATTTTTTTCACTAAGATTTCTTCTATCTTCTTTAGCTGATCAAGATCATTAAGACGACTAAAGGCGGTAGGTAATCCTTCTTTGGCGAGCTTATCTTTCATTTCCTGTCTTTTTGGAGGGGCTAATTTTTTAATTCTGTCAGAAATTCGTTTTTTTACATCCTGAACAGAATCTTTTTTGCTAGATGAGCCACTGGATAACACACCAGATTCTTCTTTTTCTGCTTCCTCTTCGGAAACTGGCTTACCTGCTTCTCCAAGAATTTCTCTCTTATAGATTTTCTGTTCAACATCTACTGCTTTTGTAAGAGCATTACCAAGTGTAAACTCTTTGTTCCCAACAGAATTATCAATAACTTTCTGCCAAGCTAACATCTGTGGATCTTCTACAATCTCGTTCTTTTTATATGTATGTGTTCTATCTTTCAATATCTGAGCACAAACCATATCAGTTTCACTATCAACGAATGTACGAATTACTGTTTTGGCGTTATAATCCATACCTTTAAATCCGTCAATAATCTTACGACCTGTCGTAACAGTTTCTCTTTTACCGTCAATCATCTTAGATTCTGTCTCATCTTTTTCTCTTGCTGTTACAACACAATGTGCTCCAGAAGCTAATAAATCAAGAATTAAATCCTGACCTTTGAAGTTTACAGTCTGGTAATCTTTTAATTCCATACCTGCACCTTCAATTTTGACAAGTCTAGCTTCACCTGTCATATTTGCAGCATCCGCTTTTACACGATTTCTTTTCTTAGAGAACTCAATCAATCCCTGTTTTGTAGTCAGATTTAAGATTGTTGATCCATCTACAACAATCGCATCAGCTCTAAATGGAAGACCATCTGCATCTAAAACTACATCATCAGTTTCTTCTCCATCGTCATCAAGCTCGTAGAAGTCACCGTTTGTTTTGACTGTATCAATATAATGTCTTACTTCTCCTAAGCTCTGAGTGTAAACAATGTAAATGTTTTCGAGATTTACACCATTTTCCTCTAATTCTGGTAAATAATCATCAATACTTCCTGATTCAGAGTCTAAATATAAGACTCTGAAAGGTTTCCCATCTGGGCGTTTAAAATACGCTAACTGCATTGCCAGTGTACTTTTACCAGTAAAAGGTTCTCCATAAATAATAGTCATCAATTTACTCTGTGTTTTTGCTGCTTTTCTTGCTTTTGCCAAATGTAAAACTCCTTTATGTATATATTGTTTTTGTTATTTATTTGTGAAATGATTTAGAATTGCTCTTACCAAACATCGCCTTCAGTATCATCTGAAGAATCATCAAAACCAGATCCCCATTCATCATCTGTAGAAGAACTACTTGTCTGTTTATCATCAGACTCACCAAAATCACTTCTTGCTGCTTCTGCCTTTTTAATAGCTTCAATCGCTGCATCAATTGCTTCTCTGGTGTATGTTTCTGAATCAATACTGTCTTTGCTTGCGCCAGTGATAATAAGTTCTTTTCTTGCAGAATTTACGACTCTCTTTGTAGGATCTGCTTCTCCCCATCCATCATCTTCTACTTCAACTTCTTCTGTCTGAATTTCTGTCTTAATATGTCCCCAAACTTCAATAGATGAATATGGCTTCACATTTTTCTTAAAAGTTTTTGCTAATTTCTTATTTGTCATATAGAATTCAGCATCATCAACAGATGAATAACCAATAATCTTTCCATAAACGATAAAACGTCCTGTTGGTACATCATTTTCTTTTTCCTGTTCGATATTTGTGAATACCATTGTCTGTTTGAAATCAGATCTTACTTTACGTTCTTCATCATCAAGATCAATTTCTTTACTTGTTAAACTAATCTGTGTTGGAGACATTCTTGACCACTGACGTTTAGTACCGTCTTCCCCAGTAAAACTTCCATATTCAATATCTCCTTTGATGAATACACTCTGGTTGTCTGCCATATGTTCTGAAGTATATTTTGTTAAATCAAATGGATCTAAGACAACTTTCTTATTAACAACCTGTCCTTTATCATTGGTCTCTTTTTCAAGACCTGCTCTTGAACCAATAATTGCCCAACCTTCGCCAAGTCCTAATTCTTCAGCCGATTTAAAACGATCCGCCCAAGGAATTTTTTTAGTTTTGTATGTACCATCTTTCTCTCGTTTGATAAAACATACTGTAGGTTTTTCAAATGCCTGAATTTTACATCCAACTTTTACATCGGGTTCTACTTTAACTCCGAAAGATAACGTTCGTTTATCTTTGCCTTTCTGCGTTTTACCTTCCTTATAAAAGTCGTCTTTTGCACAATCAGTGATTAATCCTTCTAACTGAAATGTACCTTTAGTTTCTGGTAAGTTGAAAAGTCTTTTAGATTTTGTGTTTTCTGCCAAATAAATTTACCTCTTTCTGTTATTAAATTTGTTTAGTTAGTTTTTAGTTTGTAAATAAGTCATCAATTTATATCCACTGTCAACTCTGCCAAAGTCAACAGGAACAAAAAATAATTTTATCTGATCGTCTTATATTGTTATAATCGTTCTAGCACGTTTATAACAAATGCGTCAAAAAAAATAATAAAAGTTGTTTGCGTTATTCAACTTTTATAATCTGGAAAATGTTGTTGATCGCATTCTTTTAATCTTTTGTTGTATCGCTTGAAATGATGTGCCAAACATTTTTGCGATTTCTTGATATGTATAACCTTTTGATTTTAAATCAACAATCATTCTGTCCTTATTATTTAGTGTGTAACATTTATCTTGAAAATTCAACTTGAAAATAATATTTTTTTCAAAATTTTCTTCATCCTTTAAAAGAAATGAATTTTCATTTTTGTCTTCATCCCAATCATCTAACATATGATTATATGAAATAGTATTCATATCACCCTTTCTTCTCTGCCGAAATCTGTATTTGTTATATACCGTTATTTCATTTTGTATACATAAATACGCATATGTCGAAAATGATTTAGATCGTGTTTCATCATAATCAATTGCTGCCTTACACAACCCAATAGCAGCGAATCCATAATAGTCATCAAAATCTTGTCTGCGGATACCGCATTTTGTCATAGCAGAGTAAATCAAATTATGATTTTGTTCTACTAATTTTCTCTGTTCGTCATTTAATTTCAACGACATTTACTCCTTTATTTACTTGTTCTTATGTAATTATCCCTTGCAAAAAGGCACCCATTGTTTGGGCGGAAATTCGTTCAATCTCCAATAACCAGGATGACTAGAGGTAATAGGACATATTTGCCTAGTCCCGCCATCTAGTAATTTTAAAAACGGACATGTGATATTACAACCACAACTATCTTTGTTAATAGTACAAATATCTTGAATTGTTTTTAATGCAACGGCAACTGCTTCTTCCGTATACTCTCCATAATTTTTCTCACTCATAAATCTTCATCTCCTACTTTTCAAATGCTCGCCACGTAGTATCTGGATTGTCTGCAATACTCCAATTATCAGGCTCTAAATCTGTAATTGTACACGTATCATTATCTTCGATTCTCGTGCATAAAGGGCATTGCTTACACCGATCTCTATCGACAATATTGCTCTGATAATATTCGCACGTATCCTGAATCACATGCAGTGCATTTAAAATTTCTTCAGATGTATGTAATTTATTTTTCTTTTCTTTCTCCATCTACATTACTCTCCTAACTCAATACCGCAAATTTCTTTTGCTAGTTCTCTTACTGCAACACGACCTACCCAATCTGTCTGCCAGCCATTTATAGATTTTGATGACCAATCTGTGAGATCATTGTCATACATAAATTTCAGCAAATCTTCTAAAGTATGAATGTCTTTTTTAACCTCATTTACCTTGCCATAAAACTCTCGTTTTAGAACCGCTTTTATTTCTGATTCAGTGCGATATATTTCTTCTAAAAGCATTAAATATGAACCATGTGTTATACTGTCTTGTATCATTATATATGTTAGATCGCCAAGACATTTAATCTCCGTAATGATTCCAGACTTAACAGTATATGGTTCATCATACCAAGCAAAATACACCTTATCTCCAACCTTAAAATCGCACATTTTACATCACCTCTTTCTAACACCAAGCCCATATAATTACACCTATAGCACCAACAATATGTATAACACACCATATTTGAGAGAACATACTCAAGAATCTTCCAGGAATCCCTTTTGGATATGATATATATAAGTATTCATCTCGATTGTCATAAATCCAGCACCATATTCCAATATAAACGACACATGCTATGAGAATACTTGCTAATTGGATTATCAATTTTACATCCTTCATAGTTACTTCTACCATTCATTAAGCTCAAGACCACATTCGTCTCTCTTAGCAAAATACTCAGATTCAACTTCATAGTGAACATCTTTATATAATTGCTCATAATATGATTTCTGTAATTTGAAAAATGCAACCTTTAAATCATTTTCGTAAAATTTACCCTGCTGTCCATTTTGAATTGTGCGATATCCAATTTCTGGATGGTTATATGAAACTGAAATAATTGATCCATTATAACCAATGCTCATATGAATTCCTCCATTGACATCCGCCCGATATTCAACCTGGTGTCCGTCAATAAACCCATATGGATGCCACTCATAATCATCTGGCGCAACAGTTGGTTCAATAACATCAAAATATTTTTCCAATTCATCTCCTGACATCACGCCAAGATGTACTCCATCTACACCAAATCTAAAATTAATAACATTTTCATCTGTATCAATCTTAACAATCTCACATACCTCGCCAAGATTATCGAAGCATCCCATTGATTTCTTTAATTTAATCTTATGATCTGTTGTCAATTCATTAATATTAATCATGCTGCCACCTTACCTTTCTTACTAAAATGTTTATTCCATGCATCAACCGCTTCTTGTTGATCGGCAGTTAGAGGATCATTGAATCTTTGCAGTGCTTGTACGATTCGTCCATTTTGTATTTCAATCGTCACTAACGATTTGTTTGGTTCTTTTACTCTTCTCAAGAACATAATATGGCATTCGCCATCAATGACTCGATCTATGTAACTTGCCACACAATTATTCTGCTGTACCGCTTCGTCTTTGATGTCTTGAGTGGAGTCTGGATAAAAGAATCTCAGTCCTTTATATGTAAATTCGTATTCTTTATTAATACGGCTCTTAAAGACTTCTTCCGAAAATTCTTTTTGTAATCTTTTGTAATTTCTTGTGACAATATCCATTGTTGTTTTGAAATGTCTTGGATATCTATCAAATTTATGACTGATTGCGTCCATCATACGGGCATAATCACGCAATTCTCTGAGCAACCAATTTATAGCAACAATTGCTTCAAACGTCATTATCTTATCCATATAAACAAATACATCTGCGAGATTATATCCATAATCCTTATTTAAAGACGTTAATATTTCCATATAATAATCTGTGCTACGATTAGCAAAAAAGAACATTAAGTCGGATTGAGTCACTGTCATATATTGTGTTTGAAGAATTGTTTGAACATAATCTGGATATTTTTTGTAAAAATCAACAAACTTGTTATTTAATAAGCGGTTCGTCTTCACACCAATACAATAATTTCTTAACCATTTTGGTACTTCATTAATTGAATATCTGAAATCTTCTGCAATTTGTTTGTGCGTAAACCCTATAGCGAAGAACTGCTCACATACTGAATATTGACTTGCATATTCAAACAAAGTTCCCAAATTATAATCAATGAAGCCACATGTAGTTCTTCCCATTTCACAATTTCTTCGCCAATTTACATATTTTAGAAACTCTGCATAATGTGGATCGGACACAAACAATTTATCCAATTCATCAGCTGAATGTCCAGACAGAATATTATTTAAAGCTTTCACTTTCTTACCACTTTTGCCATAACAATCACCATTTGATAAATCATATTTGCAAGTTTTACCATCATCCAGATGGAAAATAATAAACTTGCCTTGTTTTTCTGCTGTAATAGTGTTTCAACTCCTTTTCTACCACAATATATAGTATATAATATTTATAGGCATACTATATATTGTGGTTATTTTTAACATCAAATTCCTATTTTATTGTCACATTATGTACACAACGATAATGTTTCATCTCTAAATAAAAATCTACAACATATTGACACAGACCAATATACTCACTAAACACCCTATCAGACATCTCAATCCACCAAGAATGAAGTTTTTCATTACCATCATTTAAGATCAATACTGGAATATTGTTTTCATGAGCAATAGCAATTTCCATAGATGTGCCAATACTCTTTGGATCATTTGCATACACAATAATCAAATCACTATTCTTAACAAGACGAGTATCAAATCGCATAACTTCTTTTTCTGTCTCATGTTTGTCATTTTCGAAATTGTAATAATCTACTGGATTGATAATGCTAACTGGTTTTACATCAACTAATGATTTCTCACAGCGACTATTGATACACCTACAAATTTCTTTTCTCCACTCATTCTGCTCTTCAAATGATAAATCCTGCATACCGCCTGCTAAATAAATCTGAAATACGTCACTCACTATTTCATTTCTCCTTTCACAACATAGGACTCAATCAATCCTTTTCTTAAGCGATCATTCATATCCTGAATGGCTTCCTCAATTGTTTTAAATTTACATGAACAAATATGCTCTTTTGTCAAATTAACAAATGAATATGTGCCATCGGATTTGTTCTTAAAAATAACCACCACTGATTCTTCCCCATTTGGCTTCTTAACAATAAATCTGAGCGCACCTTTTTGTGTTTCCTGTTTGTTTTCAAGTAAGATAGTATAATTGATTTTTAACCAGACACCATCTGCCCATACTTGTTTAATTTTTTCTTCAGCATTTTGAAGTCTACAATGTTTATAATCAATACTCTCGATATTATAAGCACATGATTCAATGGCTTCTTTATCATTTTTTATTGTGATTTGACCATGCGTTCCATTTCTTCCATCTGCAATCGCATCAATAAATTCTTCCACAGTATATTCTTTATCAAGCACGACATCATATTTAGTATATTTATCATTATTAGAACGTGCTTGTTTTATTAATTTAAACATCTCTATCACCTACTTTCTTATCAAATGTCTCTTGTAAATTTAACCAGAACTGCCCATCGTCAGCGAACCCATAATGATCCGCCATTGCTTTTGCAAATTCTTTTGTAACACTTTGTGATCCGTCAATCAACCCTTGAACATAATCAACATCCATGCCAATTTTACTCGCAAGCTGATAAGGAGTCATCCTGCAAGATTCAACAAATTCTTCTAAGCATGTGCCAGGATGAAAAGCAATTTCATCTCCAGTCTTTACATACATATCACACCATTCCTCTCACAATTCGTTCATTTGTTGTCATCAAGAAATTATTGATACGACCCCAATCTGGTTCGTCTGGTAAATCAGTATTCATATAATCATAATCAAATTGATAAAGTAATCCTTCAATAAAAACATCGTATGATTGATTTGGGAAATATTCTGTATACTCATTGTGTTTGCCAAATCTATATGTTTTATGCGTACTATTGTATCCTTCTTTGATCTTTACAAGATCTTTTCCTATGTCGTCCATAGATCCAAACATTGTTCCGTTATGTAATAATTCAATGCCCTGCAACAATAATCGAACTGCATGCATCATTGATTTATTAGCGTATCGTTCCGCCTTTTGCTTTTCTTTCTCTGAATCTTTATTTTTATAATACTTAAAACTCGTTCGAGTCAGGCAATCACATATATATCCTTTATATGCATGATAAACTCTCTTAGATAAAAACATATCTCTATTTTTGATCAGTTCCATACCAATATCAGATATATATAAATAGCGGTCTGGTGCAAAATATAACAGCTCTAAAAACGTAGGATTACCCTTTGCAAGCATATTGATCATCTTAATATGCGAATGTAACACAGTATCAACATCTTTATGATCGTCTGTCTTTTCAAGATTATTTGGATTATTATTCAACAAAATCTCTCTTTTATCACTAAGGAAAACTCCACGTAAATCAATGTCAGAATCCTCTGTATTTGTTCCGTAGGCATAACTTCCACCTAACGTGAGAAAAGCGATTTTGCGAGGATAATCTCGCAAAAAGTCATACTCTGGAGACGAGTTTATGTAATCTTTCACTTCTTCAATTGTCATGATTTCACCTCTTTCTAATATCCCATTGCTCGTTTGAATCTACTTAAATGCCCATAAACACCTTGTTGTGTCATTCCAATCATCTGTCCAATTTCTTTTTGCTCATATCCTTGTAAACGAAGTTTAATAATTTTTTGCCTTACTTCTGTTTGGTTATCAATTATTGTCTTCCAATAAACATATTCCATAGCAGAAGCGACAACATCTACTTTATCTGGTAAAATATTCTCTAATACCATATTCTCATCATCATATCCATTCAATGTAGACTCTAAAGAAATTGCATCCAAATGAACCCTCCTAACTTCACTATTAATTGATCTAAAATAACGAGAAATATCAGTCTTTAATTTTAGGAAGAAATATGATGTAAATTTACTTTTCGAAGAATCATATGTATATGCTGCTTTGCATATTGCGACATGTGCAACCCCTAAATATGTATCATAATCAATCAGATTTTTAAATTTTCTACCATAAAAATACTTGATCAAAGAGTAGTTATCTTCAATCAGCTTTCGCTGTTCGTCATTTAGTTTCTTCACATTTCTTTGCCTCCTGTTCTTTAATGAATTGCTCCATATGTTGTTTTAGTCTTTCATTAAAATTATCCATATTGGGTTCATTTTCTACTTCTATTAGTCCAGTCAACCCCCTATAACGTTTAATTCTTGAAAGCATTTCGCTCCATTCCATTCTCATTGTTTGATTAAATTCTTGCATTGAGTCTTCTAAATACTCATCTGAAATATAAAAATTATCCATTTTGCATATATCTTTTACTAATATGTCGTAAGTAATATCTGCATTTCTATCAATCTTTGGAACAACTTTTTTAATTTCATATTGATAATCAAAAATATTAATTGTGGCAACATTTTTAGTTAATATCGAATTCAGCAGATTAACTGGCATACAATAATTTTGAAAAATATAATGTATTTTGTCCGTTTCAATGTATCCAATTTGTAATTTGTGCGTAAAATAATTAACGTAATTCATATAGTTATACACTTTATACAATTGTTTATGTATAAAATTTACTTTGCAATTATCCATACATCACACTCCTAACACATATTTCTCACTTCTAAATCCAGCTGCATTTGGATGTCCGCCACCACCATATTTCACAGCGAGCTCATATACATTTACTTTATCTTGTTCTGCGGATCGCAACTGATATTCCCACATACTACCATTGAATGAAAAACCAATGAACATGTCGTATTTAGAAGCGTCAATAGACTCAAAGAAATCAGAATTGATTAAAGCTCGGTTGATCGCATAAACCTTATACCCTTCAAATGTGGTTTCAAATCCATATGCTCTAAGGTACTGTTTTGCAGTAGAAGACAGATAATCCTTAATTCCTAAACCATCTTCAATCATATAATCAGTCAATCTCTCAGCTTCACATAATCCCATATCTCCATTTAACTTATCCAATAAATAATTCATAACATCAAAATCATATGACTCAAATGCATAATGGAACGCCTTAACATATTCTTCTGATTTTTTACTCCACGAGAATGTATCCCACAGAGCTGTATATTTTGCCAACTGAGGAGTATTTTTAGAGAATTCTCGCAATAAAGAGGTCACATATTTCTCATCTGTCCTCTCAATTTGCTCCCAATCTTCGTCACATATATATTTAAAGTACAACCATGTCAAATTCGCTCCAGAAATACCTGCTCCAGTTATTCGAATTCCTTTCACATCGCACTTGAAATCTTTATACGCTTCAATCGTGGACTGGTGATGATCGATCCAAAACACATTCTTTGTGATACTTAACAACTGCCACATTTCTTCTGGCTCAATACTGTAGTCTACAATAAATACAAATTCATCCTGTTCGATGTCATAAAACGGGAATTTCATACCGTAATTAATTTTTCGGAAGTCCTCTGGTTCAAATGCTAAACCTCGCTGTTCACAAGCTTTTCTGACGTAGAATCCAGACACGATTCCGTCTTGATCAACATGATAAAAACACTTCATTATTTTTCCTCCTTTATCTGCTCACCTTTATTAATTGACTCAACATATATTTCCCAGTCATCTGCATATACATCTTCCGCAAGAGGTATCCAAACTTCTGCGTTTTCTTTATCAAATAAAAAAATAATTGAATCTGGCTTATATTCACCCATATCATTACACTCAAAATAAACATTAGTTAATTCTGACGAATAAATTTTCAAATACTTTTCCTTTCCCCAAATGCCTCTTCTTATAGTAGTTTTGTCTTTTTTTATTGCAGTCATTGCTTTTATAAAATTCAATTAATTACTCACCTCTTCCTTTTACTGTTAAAATCCCATCCTTGCTCAACCCAATCATTTGCGAAAATATCCTCTTGTGTAGGCAACCATCCCAATGTTATAACTCCATTTTGGTCTCTACATAAGAGTGGTTTCATTTTATATTTTTTATCAAATGGAATAATCTCATTTAATTCTTCTTCGCACATCATAAACACATAATCATAAGTTGTTCGTGTCTTCTTCCACGAACTACGACGATACAATTGTCTTGGATTAATTTCCATATTTTGCATCATCATTTCAAACGACATTCCTTGTTTCTTTTTTGCCATTGGCATTATTTCTCCTTTACAATCTTAACTTTATAACCAAGTTCCTTTTCAATTTCTGCAACCGTCATTTCTTTTGGCGGTGATAAACTCATATTTAAACTATCAATATCAGATTCCATATTCCAAACGCTTCTGTAGATCAATCGTCCCGTCAAAATACAAATTGCTTTCTTAACTTCGTCTGCCGTCGGTGGATAATGATCTAATGATGAAATAATATGTTTGTAATTTTCTTCATTCAATAAAACACGTTTAGAATCGAGGGATGTATTCTCTTCTTCCCGTGATTCAATATATAAGAAGTTGTTCATTATATCTCTCCTTTCTCAATTTCTTCTTTAATAATTCTATATGCAAGAGCCTCATCAGACTCTTTGTCATTAATTCCATTTCTTTCTAACAGCCTGTCCAATTCACTGGGACTCAGCCGATCAAAGAATCGTTTTATCTCTTGTTTTTGTTGTTGTCTCGATTTCATTTTTTGTTTAAATTCCTTTAGTTCTGTTATTGTTTATAGTTGTCAAACATTACATGAAGCATAGAAAAATACCATATAGTTTTGTACCCATGTTATTTTTAATAGTTGTCAAACCACCAAATAACATAAATCCGACAAAATAACATAGATTTTAGTGAGTGCTATAACAAATCTCACTTTTGACGTACTCAAAAACTATTTGAGCAGAATATTTTTATATTCCCAAAACACACCAAATATTTTAAAATTTTTATTTTGTTTCTTAGCCATATCTACTTCACTACCTTACCATCTGGCATTATAAATTCCCAATACCCATCACTATTTTCAACTTCTTTTGGTTCTTCTTTATATATTTTCTCCATTAACTTCCGACCTCGCTCAATATCTTCTTTTGTCCAATTTTCTACTTCGTCAATCAAACCTTGCAAAAACTTCAATGATTCTTGTTTACTCATGAGTCTTATTCCTCACATTTTCTACCATATAGTAAGAATCCAATATCTCGTATTCTACCTATCTTACGATCATCCTTGTTTTCAAAAAATTCTAAAGAGTAAATATCACGATTAGAGGTATTTACTGGTTTGTCAAATTTAACGGTCATATATCTATACCCATATCTGCGACCAATCTCATCTGTTCCGATGCGAGTAATTGTACCTTTGTCGTTATTTCTAACCAAACCTCCTTTAGCCGCTGGCTTCATTCTATAAATATAAACTCTATCTCCGACCTTTAGCATTTACTTACCTTTCATTTCTTCATAAAGCTCTCTAAATTTTCTAAAATCATCTGCACTGCCACCATTATCTGGATGACTTTTCTTCATTGCATACTTCACTGCGTCCTTAACATCTGAACGAGTTTCTTCCTTATTATATGTATCATGTTCTTTGTTGTTAGCATCAGCCATAAACGACATCTTATCTAAGATCAGATTTACATTTGTCTGCCTCAGGCGATCCATCTTTCTTTCATGTCTTAGAAATACGATCGCCCCAACGATACAAAACCCAATGGCATAGCCAATGGCAAACTCAATATTGACTTCCATGTTAATCATCCTCCCTTTACATAAAACTCAGATTTTACATTTCACTCAGTAATCCTTTTACGACTTCTTTATCTTCATCTTTAACTTTTTTTGATTTTGTTGTTGCCATGAACTTTAACCACTCTTTTCTCATTTTCTTTTCATTATCATTTAGGTGTTCGATGACAATTAATTGCTTAGAATTAAGTTTGTCGTGACTAGAAATATAGTTATTCCATCCGTCTTTCCAAAACAGCTTGTTTGAGATAACTAATGCATATCCCATCAATGTTTCTCCATTTACCATTCTTGATCTAAAACACAGATTTCCATTTTCAATGAGATTATTTCTCATATCTTTCATTCTTCATCACCTTCTTCTGGTCTTAACATAATGCCAAGACCTGTACACATTCCTGTAAGTTTCTTATCCATTGCCTTAATTCTTTTGTAATTGTAATAAGTCATGTATGGTACTCCAATTCCAATTGCTATGATCACCATAAACGCCAATACCCAAATTATGTAAAACAAAACGTCCATTTTATCTTTCTCCTTTTCTACTACTATCTCCTAAAATCAAACCACCATACTGTGTAAAAATTCTTCTGAAAATATGTATCGTCTCCGTCATCAAGTTCTGTAAAATATTTTCTGCCTCGTTCCTTAACATCGTCTTCATTGAAATAACTATATGCCCATGCAGGAATTGTGTAAGATTCCTTATCTTCTAAGCAAAGATTCAACAAATCTTTGACCATCATCTGCAATTCTTCTTCATCATATCCCTGCGTCATTACGTCAAAATATGGGATATATGCCATATATGGAACCGAGTCATTTTCATCTTTTAGAACTACGACAGGAAATGTTAGATTGTAATTCATATCAGCCTTGCTCCCTTGAATTGTAAATATTATTTTTTCTTCATCGGTTGTATCGTCAGTAAGTGCAAATAGCGAAACATCTCTAAGTGCGTATCTAATATTGTTTACATCCTTTCTTCTTATGTTTTTTCTTCTTATATGGCGTACAATCACGAACATTAACCCATGACCATCTAAATGCTTCATCAAGATAAATCAAAAAGGCTGTATAAGTGTCTCCACAACTGCTAGAATCACATTTGTCTGTGCAAACTCCATACACTTTATATGGTTTTGCATGATATAAAACTTTCATAATCATTCTCCTCCAAAATAAATCCACCACTTAGTAACATTGTAATCAATTTCTTTTTCTTTTAATTTTGCAATCTTGCGATAATTGCTTTGGTATGTATCCATCTGTTCTTTAACAAGTTCATTACTTCTTAATTCAGGATATGTTGTGATCAATGCCATTCCATCACCAGCTTTAAATTCTTTGTATGTATCCTTTTCATGATTCATGTAACTCTTAACAGTCACATCAATCTTTCTCTCAAGTTGCCAATTTTGTGTTTCATACATTTTAATTTTCTGATTGACGCCTTGATTTTCATACAAGTTACTCAGTAGCAAACATAAAACTACGATGACAGCAAAGTTAATCGGAATTAACACAACATCAAAATCACCAGAGAAGCAACCTTTGTAGATTATTAAAGCAATTATGGCGATTATAAGTACCAATATCACCATTATTCATCCACCTCACAATCAACATCAAATAGATATTTTATGATGCGTTTTGCTCCAACCTTGTTGGCGGCATCCTCAGCGATTTCTTTAGAAGAAAAATATACCTCATTTAGGCGTCTAAGTTGTACGGCAGGGATTTTTGCCAAATCATCCTCAGTCACATCATATCCAATATAATAATGAAAATTCGCTCCATCCCATTCTTCTTGATCAGGATCATTATGTTCATCAGCATATATTTGCAATTCAACCCTAACCTTCTGCTTTTCAATAGCAAACTCTGTATCCTTTTCAGTCTTAAATACATTACCTAAAGCTAATCTTCTCAAATCTGATGCTCTACCTTGCCATTTTGCAATACCGATCTGTCCATCATTAGTGATGTAATAATACTCATCTCCGTTCTTTAACCCACATGGATTTGTTTCTTCTTTCTGTTCTGATCTCTCGCAGAACTGCTCAAATAATGATTTAAATAAATTCTGCTGTGCTTCAGATAATTTTGAAATATCAATTGTCTTTTCTGTACCCATTTTCTTTCACCTCACTTTATGCTCCAAAGATGTATTTAATGATTCTGTCTCTTCCGATTGCTTCAATTGCATCAACTAAAACATCTTTTGATGTAAACATAACTGTACCCTGTATTTTTGTTGTAGCCCATGTATCGCAAAGAAGTCTTTTCCCGTCTTCTTCACATCGAATACAATAACAACGATTGGCAAATTCTGTGCCGTTGTGTTCCTTTGCATACCGCTCAAGTTCAACTTCTACTTTTCTTTTCTTTCTTGCAAATACTGCTTCTTCTTGTGTTTTAAATACGTTGCCTAATACCCATCTACCGTTATCGACAATGCTATTAAACCATATTGCGCTATAAATAGATCCGCTACCATCAATGTAATGATATCTTTCACCGTATTTTGGTTTCCAAACTTTAGACCCTGAATTAGTTTTTTCTTTTGGTTTCGCTCTTTCACAACATTTATCAAATAATGCTTTTATTAGATCCTGTTCTGCCTCTGGCAGCACTGAAATATCAATTGTTTTTGTTACACTCATTTATTTCCCTCACTTTTAAACTCTTCAATCTCTCTCCACGCCAAAACACTTTCGTCGTTATAGTATAAAATGTTACTGTTACGCCTTCTCCATCCATGAGAATCGTGCCATGACCTATGGGTGCATTCACCTTTTATAAAAACCCAAACGTACTTAATATCTTCTGGCAGATCATCAGGATTCTTTCTTAAGTCATGCCATCTATACTTTTCTTTATATTCTTTTAACTCTTTCAATTCTCCCAGCCACTTCGCAAGTTGCTCATGATTTAAGGCACAGTCAATCAATCCATCAAGTTCTTCATCATCTGGATTTGCATGGCACAACATAGCTTCTGTGTATTTCTTGGTTGCCATATCATTTGCGTATTTAATAGTTTCTTCTAAATTCATTTGTCTTCTCCTCTCTAATCAATTTCTGCGATACTTTCTACGAAGCAGTTGTAGTAAATATATCTCTTACCTTTGTAGTCAAACTTGACATATCCACCGTCATTTGTATCAATGTCAATTTTCCCTTTATATTCAGCAATCTTTTTACCATCTGCTGTATATACTGTAATGACTCTTTTCATACCGCCATTCCAATTGCTTTTCATATCAACAACTTCTCTTTTGAATCCTGCGGTACATCCTGTCATTGATCCTAAACAAATCGTTGCTCCTAAAACTGTTGCTAAAATTTTCTTTCTCATTTATTTCTCTCCTTCTTCCTTATAATAGTATCCATACAAGCAGCAATCTCCAGAATCCCATGTGTCGTAATAACAACCGTTTGAAATTGCAACTACATGATTCGCAACATTTACCAAATAATTGCCTTGCTTATGATCTTTTGCAAAACTTTCAACTGTTGGTCGTTTAGATCCTTTTCGGTTGCTAATACCTTGATAAGCAAATCCATTATCGAATAAATATTCTTCGTAACATTTTCGTTCTGATGGCATACACTGCATATCCCTTGCGTATGGCAACAAATCATCAAATGTTGTTAACCATTCTTTATCAAGCACTTTTGTTAATGCTCTAATCACGCAATCTGAATGATTATCTTTTGTATCTTTATCGTTTGGTTGATAATATCTGTAAATTTTATTTGACATTTTCTCGCTCCTTCATATTTCATTTCTTAAAGTTTATCTCTCATTTGTTGAATATAATATACCACTTCTTGAATATACTGTCAATACAAAATCTTCAACTTCTTGAACATTTTATTTTACATCCTGTATGTAATATGCTACAATATAGATGTGGAGGTATATCATATGATAAGTTATAAACCGCTTTTCGTAACTTTAGCAAAAAAGGGTATGACAAAATCTGATTTACGAACCGCTTTAAGTATGGGGTCTGGTACAATTGCCAAGATGGCAAAGAATCAGTATATCAGTCTCGAAAACATCGATAAAATTTGCTTATATCTTGATTGCAAAGTTGAAGATGTTATTGAGGTCATACCAAACGATTAATCAAAAAGACTTTGACCATTTAGGTTAAGGTCTTTTTTAGTGGAAACAACAGGAATCGAACCTGTGTCGGCAATTTATATGTGATGAAAATTAAAATGTAAATAAATAAAATACTTATATGGAGGTAGAAAAATGAATGTTTATGTATTGCCTGCTCTACCAACTGAGCTATGTTTCCATGACTGGCATTGTATTTCAAATGCCAGTTTTATGTTTGTGAAATTAATTTTTGTAGATGAATTTATTCGTTATTTGCGAGCATTTTTCATCTGATCTAATATGGCTTTAGCTTCTTGCTGTCGCTCTTCTTGCTCCATATGATAATCCAATGTTTCTGCACTAGATTCATACGCAATAGCAACGCCTTTGGCTTGTTCGCTAAGTTTCTTTGCTCCTTCTCGAACCTCTTCCAAACCTTCCTGAGCAGCATTTGAACTATTGTATTGATCTAAATTTTTCTGCAATTCTGCAATCTGCTGATCTGCCTCCATCTGAAGAACCACAGTATCTTTTTCGCTTTTTAGCTTAATGAGCTGATCATACGCTTGGTTTTTAATTTCTTCTTGTTTATCTTTTGTGGATTGCAACTCTGGGATTTTCTTTTCGTACACTGATTTCTGTGCCTTTAGCGTGGCTAATTTTTGAGCATAATACATTGCTTTTTTATCATCATGATTATCAATGTACTGGTTGATCATTGCCTCGGTTTTAGAAATTTCTTCTTTTGTTTCTTTGAGATCATCTTCCATTGTTGCCAATCTACCAGCTACCGTTGTGTATGTACCCATTGTTTTCTTATAAAAGTCCTGTTTCTCTTTAATTGCAGTATTATATCTGGCTCTTGCTCCCTCTGGAGTCATTGCATTTTCTTTGATCTTTTCTGTAACTGTTCCAGATGCCACATTTTTAATCTGCTTTCCGTTTTTAGTAAATTGTAAATATGCGATAATTGCTACAATTACACAAATAATAATAATTGCCATAATAATTTCTCCTATTAGAACTCACGGTAATCTGCTGGCTCTGGTGTTCCAAGATTTTCATTATCTGTAAACTCTACTTCTTTATCTTCAGAAACAAAATCTTTCAACATCTTTGCAAGATCAACACCTGTAGATCCTTTAACACCATCTGATACCTGATTCACAACATTCATAATATCTTTTGTTAATTTTGTTGTATTGCCTTCTCCATACATAGTGATACTTCCTACGTTTCCTAATGGCGCAGCTGCATTTTTAACTGCTTCTGGGAACATCTGGCACATCATTTCGACGATAGAAGCTTTACCCATCTGCTTCATAGCTTCGGCTTTCTTTTCGATCGCTTCTGCTTCAGCAATACCTTTTGCTTTAATCGCCTCAGCTTCTGCTACACCTTTCGCACGGATACCTTCAGCTTCCTGTTCCATAGCATATTTTGTAGATTCAGCTTCTTTTTCTTTAGCATATTTATTAGCTTCTGACTCTTTCTGTCTCTTATATAAATCTGCATCTGCTTTCTGCTGAGAGGCATATCTTTCAGCCTCTGCCTGTTTCTTGATCTGTGCATCTAATGTCTGCTCTGTTACCTCAACGTCTTTACGTTTCAGTTCAATTTCTTTTTCCTGACGCATAATATTAGCATCCGCAGTTACAATTTCAATTTCTTTACGTGATTTTTCTTCCTGAATCTTGTATGCTGCATCTGCCTCAGCCTTCTTTGCTTTTGAAATCTTCTCAAGTTCAGATTTTTTAATTTCCAGATTGTTATTCTTTTCTGCGATCGCTGTTTCTGACTCAACCCTTGCATCATTCGCTTCTTTTTCAGCCATTGCTTTTGCTTTTTCAATATCTCTTTCGCTTTCAGCTCTGGAAATTGCAGCCTTCTTCTGAATTTTAACAACATTATCTACACCAAGATTTTCAATAACATCATTATCATCCATAAAATTCTGCACATTAAAACTGATGATATCTAATCCCATTGCAGCAAGGTCTGGCTTCGCATTTTCTGTAACAAGCTGTGCAAATTTCTGACGATCAGAAACCATTTCTTCGAGGCTCATCTTTCCAACGATCTCTCGCATATTACCTTCAAGGACTTCTCTTGCGACCTGTCCAATATCGCCTACTGGCTTATTTAAGAAGTTTTCTGCTGCAAGTTTTAATCTTTCTGGATTACTGCTAACCTTTACATTGACCGCTGCATCTACATTGATATTGATATAATCTGCTGTAGGCACAGAGCTTGATGTCTTAACATCAATTGGAATTAACTCAAGATTAAGATGATCTGCTTTTTCAAAGAATGGGATTTTTAACCCTGCCTTACCAATTAATGTCTTAGGTGTCTTTCTAAGTCCAGAAATAATATAAGCTTTATCTGGACTTGCTTTTGACATAACCGCTACCGATAATAGCTCCTACGCCACCTACCGCAATAACCACTGGTACCACTGTTCCAATTACTTCAATCATAAATATCTCCTTTGTTTATAAAATTTATTTATTACAACACCATATATAGATGTCATAACCTAGTTGCTAAATACATCCGCCACAAGAATTAGGGCGAAAATCCTCTTCGTTGATTGCCTTGAAAATCTGACGCTGAACATCAATATCTGTTGTAATTTCATCTAACCAATACTTATTAGACTCAATCCATTCATCTTGTTTCAGTCCGTCATAATATGACTCCCATTCTTCAACCCAACCTTTGAAATACCATCTCTCATATTTCTTATATGTATTCATAGGTTCTGTGCGTAAGTCTTCTGGAATCTTATCGGTAACATCTTTGCCATCAACATAAAGCTTCCATTCCCCAATACAGAGTGCAAAACCACGACCTGTCCATTTTGCTTTAACTTCCATATTTAATCATCCTCTTCAATTTAATTTCCTAATGCAATTAATGAATTTCCACATGTAATTCTGTCTGTGTCTTCTTCTTTCGACGGAACAAATACAATTACATCCCAACCGTCTTTTACAAGTGGTTGTTCAAATTTTTCATATACGTCAAAATCTGTTACGATCTCATATCCTTCGTTAACTGCTTCAACTGTTTCATGGATAGGAGTAATCTTGACAATGCATTTTTCCTTATCGAAATACTTGTTCATCAAATCTACGTCTAAATTACTTTTGGATGTAACAGCAAAATTCAATGTATACTTACGTTTCTTTGGCATTGGCAACCAATCAATAATGCCTCCGATCTCTGTTAAAGATAATGAACATCCTCGAAACATTTCATTTCTTTGTTCTTCATTAAGAGTATTGATAGAGAACTGAAGACCAAAGCCATCTTCTCCACCATATTCGAATCCAGTTTTAACCCATTTATGTAAAAATTCTTTTAAATTATTATTTGCCTTTGGCATCATTGTAGAAATTACTGGATGATATGTGTTGAAATGTATATCACTGTCTGGATCTGCTAACATATGTGCAATCTGTTTAGCCGAAGCAATTACATTTTGATTAAATGTAGGCTCTCCCATTCTTGCATAATGTACATTTAATCGTTCTCCATGTCTGATTCCTGATAAAGCAATTCCAGAAGTGATCTCCATCATTAACTCTGGCAACGATGCGTTTCCTTTAAATCCAAGTTTAGGGCAATCACAGAAATTGCAATGCATCGGGCAACCTTTCTGTGACGAAACAGTCACAACTAATTTTTCTCTAATATCAACTGGTTTATGTTCAACTTTTTCAATTCGTTTATCATACCCAAGAAAATCTGCCTTAATGTTGTTTTCCTTGCCATAATCACCAACAAATAAGTATTCCAATGTTAAATCTGTATCGGAGATAATTTCTCCTGTATGTGTGTCTGTAATCTGTCTCATTTTCTCTCCTTCCTTTAAATTACTGTTTTATTAATCAAATAATCCATACCCAAAGTGCTGTCTCAGTTCATGATTTCAACTATTAATCGATTTAACTTTTCGCTCTTTGACAAGCTTATATCGAAAATCTTTAGGCATAGACAATGCGATAAAATTCATAATAAGTTTTGCACAGTCTTTCCTTTCTTCGATATAATACACGCCATCTTCTTTATAGAAATCAACCTCTTTAAAACACCCAGAATTATTTAAAATTTCAAATGCTGTTTCGCTAATTTCTGATTCTTGATACTCTGTCCAAATCAGTCTCTCACTTCTACAACCAAGACCTAGCCCCGTATAATCTTCATTACAATTAAAACCTACTCCTAGCTTTTTACAGCTGTCTTTATACGCTTGTCGAATTTTATGAATATCATAGTTACAATCAAATAAAAAACTTTCTGATATTTTATGCCCATCTTCCGACCAGTCGCCTAATTCTAATTTATAAATCATTCCAGTCTCCTTTCTTTAGGCACCCACCCGTCAAATATGACGAGCAGGTATATCATCTTAATCTTCTAAAGAATCAATCATCGCACGTAATTCTGCTTCTGACATCTTCTCAATAGCCTCATCCTGTTTCTTGGAAAGAGCATCAATATATTTTCTCTGTGTCAGTTTCTTATTAATACGTTCCTTCTCAGTAAGTCTCTCATTACGTTTTGTTATAAAGATATACTTCACAATACCAATCGCAGCTGTTAACTTTGGATCAACATTTGCATCATCCAACAGACTTTCTTCTGAAGATTTAACTTCCTGATCTTTCAGATTTTTATAAACCACGTCTAAATCTTTATCAGATAAATCCCATAAATCTTCTACGGATAATTCTCCCTTTGTTGATGGGAATCTCAATTTGCTTCTTGTTGCCATTTCGAATAACTTTTCTGTTGTCATAATTTAATCTCCTTTTTATGTTAAAATTTAATTTTAAGAACTCTTTCTGTTGCACCCTTGACTTTAACGATCACATCATCTCGTTTTGTAGAACTGAAACCAATTCCTGATAGCTGGTTTGGATCATCTGCGACATGCATCTTACTTCCTAAAGCCTCGAATACTCTTTTGTGCTGTACTAATTCCTGCTTCAAAAACTCATTGAAGAATCCATTTGGAGTATCTTCATTTACACATCCATTTAACATAAACAGATAATGTTTATGTCCAATACCTGTCTGCTCGTCCCAATAGTTAGGTGAATAACACATTACTGTTACTGGCACAAACTGATTTGTATTGATTCCCCAGATTTCTCTTGAAGATGTTGTTGATGGAAGTTTCTCTTTGATTGTGAATACTCCATCTTTTAATGTAACTGTAGCCACTGGAACATCTTCGTTCTGACGTAAAGGCTTATCATATTCAAATTCATAAATCTGTCCATCAAATTCAATCTCTGCTGTAAATCCAGAAACTCCATTTCTATGAGCAAAATTTCTTACGAAAAATTCATATTCTCCGTCAACCATTTTGGATTTATCTGCCCATGTAATATTTTCTACGGCAGGCTCTCCTCTATGTGGATGAGTTACATCAACATCAAGGCTTCCACCAGTTGCATAATCATGCATTGAAGCATAATAGATATGATGACGTGGAGTTCTGCAATGTGCATCAAAATCATCCTGATTCCAATCTGTATTTGCATTCCACTGAATTGAGAATCTTAAAACTCCATCAACTGCACCACCTGCGTTCTTAACTCTTTCTTTCATTTCACTGTCTGTCATATTTCCTGAATATGCCCAGCTGAAAGGATTACTCCACTTCATCATGTTCTTAGCATCTTTATTTACAGGTGCGATCAGTGAAACCATATTCTTCTTGTGACGATTTTCAAACAGAACTTCTAATTCTTTTGCCGTTGGAAGTACATCTGATACGAATTTCTCTGCACTGATTTCTTCGACTTTAGAGAACTTCTTAGGATTTACAGCAACTTCCTTACTCATCTCATCGAAAATATCTAAACCGCCCTGAATACGTGGGGCTGCATCACGATTACAAAACAGGATATTGTTGACTGTAATATCATCAAGTTCCGCAAATCTACGCTGTAATGAATCCATATATCCTAAATCAGTCACAGTTTTCTTTGCATCCTCAAGCATTTTCTTTGTAAAAATTGCCTTTGGTCGTTTGTAATTCGCAGGAGCTACAACATTTTCATAAGCCTTAACCGCATTATCTAAGTCCATATCCTCACTGATATTTACAAGCAATGTACCAATACTATGGTTTCTAATACGACCAATTACATCTCCGATAGTCATTGCTTTTGTCCATGTGTATGTATCTTTTTCTTCATCTGACAAACCATTGTATTCTCTCTGATATTTTCTAAAATCTTTTAATACTCTTTCCCATTCCTGTCCTCTATAAAGAGTATTTGAAGCAATCAGTTCTAATACTGTATCAACAGCTTCTTCTGTAATTTCATCAAGTGATCTTTTGAACACGTTCTTTCGATCTCTAACTTTTGCTTTTGCTGTAGGAATATCGGATTTTCTTTCTAGTAATCTCTCTGGAATCGGTGTATACATATGAGTCCATTTGATAATCTGCTTATCTTCTGTATACTCATTTGTACTTTTTACTCCAACTGTATTTGTAAAATGTCTCCAAATATCTTTGATTGGCTTTGATTCTACATATGTTCGTAAAGCATCAACTACTGGCTGAAATACGACATCATCAGTGTCGATTTCCCAGATCGTATGAATCTTACCGTCAACAATTGTCACAGCTCCACCGATTGTTTTAATGAAGTTTCGGCAATGCCCACAATCATATTCTCGTCGTTTGCGATACATTTTGTTTGTTCCTTCAGGGAAACTGCTCAGATATACTTCCCAAAGTTCATCTTTATCAATATCTGTTTCATATAATGTAGAATTGTTTTTCTCTACATAGTCGAGCATCTTATTTAAACGCTCTGACAATTTGTTTAAAAAATTGCTCCAGTTTTCATTCATTGGTGTGCACATAATTTATCTCCTTTTCATGTATTATTTAATTGCAACAAAAACTTCACCATTCTTATTGTCATTAATATAAATTTCCTTGCCTTTAAGCTCTGGGAAATATTTCTTTACAAGTTTTTTAAACTCATTTGCAAGTTTAGAATCACTTGGAGTGTAGTGTACTTTGTCACTTGAGAACTCAGCAATACAATCTACTGTTGTTCTTCTTAAGAACTTCGCATAAGTCAAACCTTTCTGATCATCTTTTCTATACTTATCCTTCTCCATGATCTCTTCTAATTTGCATAAATTTTCTGTGACCTCAATACAGCTGCTTGGATATTTCACATATTTGTTTGTCCAGAAGTCAACTGCATCATGAACACTTGCATTGCCACAAAGGTATTTTAATACACAAGTTTTGAAGCCATTTTCTCTGTCATACACATCATTTCCTTCTACATACGCAACAGTTTCCGATCCAGAAGTCCATAAGATTTTAACCATTCCATGATAATGTTTTACTTTAAACACTGGTTCGCCATCTTTTTCAATCTGTTTACCGTTATTGTCTAACATTGGTTCTTTTACTGTAATTTCTTTATCAACATAAATCGGTTTCTTAATCATTTCTTTTAAATTCTTCGTATACATTTCTTTCTCCTCTTCGTTTTCTGTAAGTTCACTCATGATTTCATCCAATTTTTCTGACGAAAACGTTAAAGTCGCACTCGTTTCACCATTCCAAACAATATGTGTTGGTGCATAAGGACTCAACCCATGGTCGTCATGTATCATCCTTGATTCCCCTGGGGCTGAAAATCCACCAAACCAATTCTTTTCTGCTTCTGACGTTGCGGTAATTGGTTTTTGCTGATAGTGTGGCAGAGCAGACACTCTTCTTTCTGAAAGTGGCGGTATTAATGTTCCAACTTTTATTTTGCCTGCTGGAATCGTACCTGCCTGAATCTTTGGATTTTCATTCATTGTTTCTGTTACTTCTTTTCTTGTAACCGTAATTGCAGCTTCTGTTGATCGTATGCTTTGATTCCTATACTGTTCTTTGTTATACCAAGGCGGAACAATGATCAACGCTCTATCATTTCCATACACATCCATTTCAATTGGCTTAGTATCATGAAATCTAGTAGTCATATAAGGATGTCTTGTTCGATCAATTCTGAGTTGTGGTTTTATTGTATAAGTAGCAGTAACTGTCGCAAGATTTTTCAATTCAACAACCACAATTTTAAATTTCGTATATACATCATCATTATCTACTTCGACAATATCTCCTACATTAAATGATGAATGGCTGCCACGGTTATATCTAATTCTTTTACCATTCGTACAGCGTACCCAAACGCCCGTTTTATTTTCGTCCATTCTTTGTCTCCTCTCTAAGCTGATGCACTCTGTGAGGCAAAGTATTGTGCTAATTTCTTTGCCAAGTATAATTGCCCTTTGCCAGTCACATATGTTTTGGTGATCAACTTGTTTCCATTCTTAGTTTCAACTTCACTTTCTGTTAATTTGAAAATGCCCTGCTTAACATATCTTTCATATGGGGTATTATCTGACATGAGATACCCTTCTTTTCTTAACCACGCAAATAATTTGTTTCTGCCCATATGAATATCTTGATTTTCTTTCTCAAGAAGCTTTGCCATTGTTTTCATATCAACCATTGTTGGTGTGGCACTGACCGTATTGGCAAAATCAACAAGTGGCTTCTGTTTACTGATAACTTCTTCTTTCTGGGCTAATAGTTCATCCTTTTGTTCCAAAGTGTTTTGCATAATATTCAATGCTTTCGCCATGATAGTTAAATCATCATCGTCTTTTTCAATTGGAATATATCCGCCTGTCTTACGAATCTGCGGAAGAACTTCTGATGTTACCCAATGCTTGAATTCTTTTGCCTTATCAAGCTTACTTCCAAAGATTAATGCATAAAGTCCTGACTCATTAATAAACACTGGGTATTGAACTCTCCCTAATTTGTCTGTTATAGATGGGGTAACGTTTCGTTCCCCCATAATTTTATCTTCATCGTCAACATGATCTCGAATTGCTTTCTTCGAATTTGTATAACCAAGACACTCAGCTACATCTTTCCCTACGAACCACGGGTTATTATTTAAGATTACCGTTCTGATATTCCCAAATTCATCATTATTAAACACCAATGTGTTTAATCCTTCATTTACCATATTCTTTTCTTCTGTCATTAAATACCTCCTAAGTTATAATTTTACATTTTAATTTTGCACAAATGCCTGTGCGAGTCATCATATATAATAAGGAAGAAACTCTACCCGATTATATTCTGGATCAGCTCATAATACTTTGTTCTACCGACATAAGGTTTATGCTCTGCATCTTTTAATTCTTTCTTCAAAGTACATATGTCTTTCTGATTATCCATGCAATTTTGCATCACTTCTATGTATCGAATACAATTCTTGATCTTTCTGTGTAATTCTTGTAAGGTTTTAAGATACCCAACAATCACTGCACGTTTCGCAGCATCAATCTTTTTAAACTCAATCGCATGAAGAATATCACTTCTGGCAGAGTCGGCATATGATAACGCCTGCTCTAATTCAAACTTCTTTTCTCCTAATTGATCTGAGTCATATGCTAAAAGCCCTACTATAGCTCTTTCCTCAGTCTCTATGTTGTCGATCAATGTATTATCACATTCCCAGTCCATAAAGCAATTTCCATTACCTTTTCGCATTATTTCGCTAGATTCCATGGGTTTTCCAACTTTACCTAGCTCAATTTCTCGGGCATAAAATCCGTCTTTCATCCACGTATATTTATGCTTCAAACCTAAAATGTGCTTTGCTTGCTTAGAGGTAAATTGAGTAGCTTCAGACTTACGATTATCACGAACGTATTTATTTCTTGCATGATCTCTTTTCACATAGAACTCTCCATTCGTAATTATGTATTTCATACATCACTCCTGTATTTAATTGTAGTTTTTTGGAAAAATTTTCATGTTGACGAACATGTTTAGAATTGTTATAATGATTTTAAGGATAATAATATCCTTATCTATTAAACAATTCTAAATATCAAATTCGATTTTCTATCGTGCTGCCAACACGGTAGATTCAAAAAATCTTTTTTTGTTATCTATGATTTGTTTAGTTGAAATTTTTAGTTTGTGTGAAAGTAGAAGTTTTACCAAAGACTTCTACTTTCTTTTTTATTGTCTGTATTTTTATTCCAACATTGTATCTCTCTTTGTATGTAAATTGCAGGCATTTGATTATGTCAAATATGTCGTCCTGCCTAATATGAGAGAACAAATTCTCATCTTGAATAAATTCGATCCAATGATATGAAAGATCTTTATCTTTGCCATAGATCTTCATCTTTCTATCATCTGCTCGAATCTTATATTCACTCAGAAACCACGATGACATTTCTGATGAGTGTAAATCAAGTACATCAATATGCATTTGATTTGATTGATTCGCTACCAATGTTTTTAATATTTGATTGTCCATACATATACCTTCCTTTATTCTGTCATAATTTGATGTACACGATAATTCTTATAGTCCTCATCTTTATATAAATAACCAATAGTTTTACCAATTACAGTTTGACGATCACTAAATTGTTTCTTTTTTAATCTATATGATATATAATAATTATAATAAAATTCAATTGCAATTTCACTAAATTGACGTGCGATTATAGATCGTGCGATTCCTTCTTTTGATTTAATATAATATAAATCTGCAATTGCCTTGATATCCATTTTAGATTTTAAATATTGTATAAAACCAGAATTAATAACATCAATGGTTGTCAATTTCTCATAAGATAAAGTGTTACCAGTTAATTCTAATTGAGACTGCACATTATTATATATCCTCTTTTGCTCTGCTTGATATTCTTCTATATTATTACATTTTTTTCGTGGTATTAATACAAAATCATCATATATATTCGTATCTCCCATTTTCAATTTATATTCATTCAATGTCTCGATAAAATCTTTGGAGACTGGTTTCCCAAAAATTGTTAAATCATTTTGATTAATATCTGAGAATTTTAGATTTCTTAACTCCTTTCCATTTATCCCATTATATAAACTCACAATATGAAATCTAGTATTCAATTTGGTATCGGCTGATGCATTGCACGACATCAGATTCGAAATAAACGCATTTATTTTATCTGGTGTAACATAATTAACATTAACTCTATTTGAAAAATATATATCAACTGCTAATTGCAAGTTTATAAATTTATCATTAACAAATGGATTATATTTAATGTAATTTTGTTCATATGCATAAGTATATAGTTTAACGAGCTGGTCATATCTTTTTTTAATAGAATTCATACTTTTGGTTTTTTTACCTCTAGTATCTGATAATATAGCCTCTTGGATTGTACCTGGTGCATACGTTAACCCAGATTCATTGTCGTCCGCAATATCAGAATCTAACAACCAATTCCATGTTGGGCGACGTGATTCTGATACGTGAGAATCTATATAATTTTGTATCAATTCTTTATTATTCATAATATTCTCCATTTCTAGGATGCCATTGCATTCATGTACGATAACATGCCGTTTTGTATTAAAATGCCATGTCCTATTTTTAACATTAAAGATAGATCAGATATTCTTCCCCAATACTCTAAAAGATTATTCTTTGGAATTGTTCTTCCTTGCTCTAAATACACCTGTGATACCATTTTTAATCCATTACTGGTATTTGGATAAATGGTTACATGTGTCGGTATCCAGTTCCTTAATTTTTTTGTAATTGGATACACGTTAATCTCTGTGCTCGTATTATTACAAATATTATTAGAATATACGATGACTGGTCTTTTCCCATGCAAGATATGACTACCTTCAATTTTCGGCAAATCTGCAAAATATATTCCCCAAACTTGAGGATTTTGATATTTGCCATATACATATTCTTTTCTTTCTTTGTTAGTATATCCGTTCATTTTTACGTCCCTCAACTTTCCCCAGTTGCATTTTTTGTTTTCATGAATTAAATATACCATACTTTTTGCACCCTGTCAATAGGTGCAAGAAAGAAAGTTAATTTTTGTTGTGAACAAAGAATCTCTACATTTCTTATTATAATGCTACCATAGAACAAAATCAAGATATTTTTCGAACAGATGTTCTCTTTTTGTTCGAACACTTTACTTTGTGCTTACTTGGAAGGGGGAAATACTGTCTAACTTTATGAGGCTTATCCAGTTTCCATTTCTTTTCTTCAAAATCATAGTCACAAAAATCAAGCACTTCGTCCACACATCCATCATTATATTTGTAATCCACAATAACAGGATATGTTTTATACCTCATGTAACGTGATGCATTATCTGGTTTTAATGGTGGAATCTCTGCTGAAATCCACATAAGATTCTGGTTTGCTTTCTTTTCTTCCTTATTTTGTCTAATCGTATTTATCTTCATACAAAATTCTCCTATAAAATCCTAATAATTTGTTCGTAAATTGCAATCGCATTATCTTCTGGAAAGTTCTGGTTCACATGCATATGCCCAAAGAACCATTTTTGATAAATCACTTTGTCTTTTATTTGCTGTAAATAATCCGTTAACTTGTCAGATTTGTACACTCCTGATCCTTGATCCATTTGTCTTAAAACAGATGTGTATGGACTATGTGTAATAACGTAATCTACTTGGAAGTCATTTTTCTCTAAATTCATCACACCTTCTGCCATCTCTTTATCAGATGGCAATTCTTCTTTCCACCAGCTCACATGATTAATCCTAAACATTTTGTCATAATCTCTGTACCATTCATTAATTCTTGGATCGTCTGGCTCTAAAATTCCATCTTGCACATCATGGGAACTGGTACCGCCAAATGTAAAGAATTTCTTTCCTTGAATTTCAAACACCTGTCCACGCATAAGATGAAATACAGAGTCTTTGATCTTGTGAATCTTTCCGCCACACCATTTCTCTACAGGATATTGATATAAGCGGTCGTAATTTTCATGATTCCCACATACAAACAATGTAGTAAATGGCTTGTTATCTAACCATTCCAGATTATATCGTTCTTCTTTTGTGTCATGCCACAGTCCAAAATCTCCGCAGATAATCACATAATCATCTTTGGTTAACTCAACTCCCTCTGGGAAAGAACGACTGTTTAATCGAGTCATCCAATCCCCATGTGTATCTCCTGTTACAAATATCATACAATTACTCCTTCCAATAACTCTTCTAATGCCTGCATATTATCTTCATGTACTCTATCATCTTGATCTGCATCATCTTTGCCAGTCTTATAAGCAAACTTGATAATCTCCATAACTCTATCATAACTCACATTAACAACATTTTCCTTCAATCCGTTAAAAGCCCCACTGATAATTTCCTTGTATGTCTGCGCAATATCATCAAACAATACATGAGTTTCTTCCTCTGTGATTGTTGCATACAGAAATGTCATTGCAGGGCTACTATGATTCAATAATCTCATAAGTGTATACAATACGTTCTGATCATCTTTATGATCGACAAGTGTCCAATACACAAAGTTCTTTCGTAATGTATGCGTACCAATATTGTCCTCAATTCCAACTGCTTTAGCACCTTTTTTAACAAAATCCAAAGCATTTGCTTCAGTCATGTGTCCTGATCCAGACTTACATGTTCCAAAAACATAATCATCCATTGGCACTTCGCCATCAATCTTGACATCATATTTAGTTCCTGCAACAGCTTCAAAGAAAATATCCACTGCTTCAGTTACCAAATCGTTAAAGTATACAGTTCTGAATTTCTTTGTTTTCTTTTCCTGCTTACGAGTCTTATCGTCTAATAAATCGCCCCATTTGAGTCTGACGATATCAGAGATACGATATGCTGTATTGTTTCCAACTGTAACCAAAAGATTGTTTCTGGCAGCTACATATCGTTTGTACTCTGTGTACGATTTATCAATCTGGTCTCTAAAATATGCATTAAAGGCTGCAAATTGTTTTCTGTCCTTGATCGGATACACTAAAGATGATACGCCTTTCTGTTTGTTAGATCGAGTCCATTTAGGACTTCCATCCTTACGTCTTTTAATCTTTGTTTCAGATTCTTCTGCGTTATTATTGTTTACTGTTTCAATAACTTCAAACTGTGTTGCTGCCATAATAATCTCACCTCTCTTAGTTATTCTTACACTCTCTTAATTACTTTTTCTATTTCCTGTGCCAGCAGAAAATCATTTATTGCATTTTCATCGTCAGTAATCAATGTATATTTCCATACTGGGGAACCATGATATGATATATCTTCAACCTTAAATAATCCTCTTTTACCAGTGTTATTTTCTCTATGATCTGACTCCAATAACTCTGTATGAATTCCCCAACTATCATATAGATGTCCATCGTATAGTATTTGAGCCGCAGCTATTAATATATTATATTTACTCACATCAACCTCTGTATTCACTGTTCCGTATAATTTCATTGTTCCAATCTCCTCTCTAATTATTGCACTGTTCACGTACTTCTGGTCTAATTTCTACTTCGATTAATTCCATAATTCTCACTCCTATTCTCTAAATTTAGGCAAAACAAAAAGAAGCCCATAAGCTTCTCAATCTCATTCTGTTATTCAATTTCTACAATGGTCTAATAATATCAGGATTCATGATCAGAATACTATCACAATCCCAACCGTAAAGCTCATAATATAACTCGTAATCACCTTTTGATAAATTAAGCTTAATTGCATCAACTCCACCTTCGACCATCTTCTCAAAATCTGGCACAACGCCCATTGTATCAAATAAATATTTTGGGAGATATCCCGATAGATCTTGAGTTGGAACCTGCTTTAAATCGGCTTTCTCTGTCCATCCAACAATATTTGCCGAATCATCCAATGTAAATTTAAAGTTTTTGTCCAGTTTATCAATTCTAAAATCATTATCAATACACCATTTCTCCCACGGCTGATCCGCCTTTATATCCGATGCCCATAAACCGCCAAATGGTTTGTTAATTATGTTTCTGTTCACAATTGGCATAAACAACTCTTTCTCAAACTTATCACTGCCGTAGTGAATATAAATATTTTCTGACATTTTTCCATCCTTTCGTCAAACTTATCCTGTCATCTGCTTCTCAAAAAGCTGTCTTTCTAACGCATCGAAATCATAGTTACGATCACACTCTAAGTGTGGAAGGTTTGTTACCTTGGACTTTTGTTTAGCGTTCTTCTTAGCCTGATTACGTTCCCAGTTTCGTACTGCTGCCTTCCAGTCTTGCATTTTGCTATTGCCCATCATCCAGTCTTTGGCTGTGTAATAATCCACAAACTCTTCTGGATCAATTCCATTGTGTCTCTGCTGGCAATATCTGGAGACTTGCTCGCAATCAGGCGGTGTGAATCGCTTTAT